TGGAGCCGTAGCCACTTAAATTTACGCACTACAAAAATTTTATTTTATTTTCTAGTAGAAACTTTATCATTAACTTTATCATTAACTTTATCACTAACTTTATCTCTCTTAGAATCTCCTTTTACAATAGAAAGATATATTCTCTACGAGAACAGATCTTTAAACAACATGAACTTGTTTCTAAATTGTTTCAGTAACATTAGCTGCGCGATCATAACAACACACTCGCTAAAAAATTTTTATTATTTTCCCCAGCACTTCTTCTACTACTAACTCTACTACTAACTCTACTACTTCTTTCTTCTTCTAATCTAGCACTTAGTCTATTATTTATCTTAGTACATTCTCTAGCATATCTAGCACCTCTAGCACTAAAAGCCTCTCTTAGAACAACAAAGAACTATTCTCTCCGAGAACAACTCTTTGGATAATAATACCTCTTGCAACAGTTAATTCAATACTAATTCTAATTCAATTTGCAATAACTAGAACTCCATCTGCAATAGCAATAGTCTATTCTCTTCGAGAACAAACTATTTAAATAGTAGATGGAGCCTAGCTGTCACCACCCCCGTAAAGGAATGTGAATGTTAGATTGCTACTAACTCCACTAGTAGATATAACAATAGCTTGAGTAATAACTTGAGTAGTAATTTCAGCACAGTCAATGGCAGGTAGATCAGAAGTAGATTCAATAGTAGTTCAAGGAGTTTGAACAATCGACATTCCTTTACGGGGGAAGTAACAAGCAAGACTCCCTCTAATAGTAATTGCAATAGTTGCAACAATAGTTACAACAATAGCTCGACTAGTAGTTACAACAATAGTTACAACAATAGCTCGACTAGTAGTTACAACAATACAAACTTCAATACATTTTGCAGTACAAACTTCAATACCTTCTGCAATATCTGCAACAGTAGTATCGACAACCGCCTCTATACTATGCAGCGTGGGTACTAGTATAATATATTATAAATATATTATATCTATCAATTATTATATTTCATATAATAATTGATACTTATTTGTGCGCGCGCGTACATTACTTATATACGCGCGTGTATATAATGTACGCACGTACACGTGTGCGTACACCTAGAACATGCGCACGTATGCGCATTTACACTAAGGTACGGAAGTGAATATGCCTATGCTTAACTACTTTTAACTATAATTTTACTACTAAATCCGATTATAATCTTTATGTTTGCACTGTTACTATTGGTGTTAATACTACTGCTGTTAGTACTGGTAAACTTAATATTCATTTAAACTATTGTAGTTATGCTTAATCTAGTTAACAACTCTACTAAAGAAACTTTTAGACTTCCTCAATCAATTCATGAAATTGGATTTGATTATGTTAGTTCTTGTGTTGAACATATTGAACTTCGTAAGCACTATGCTCTTATTGCTCTTATAACTACTGCTCCTTTAGTAGACCTTATTGATTCTAATAACAAAGGTCTTGCTAATACTAAAGCTGTTCTTATTAAAGCTAATTATGCAGATGAGAACTATAACGATAAAACTCCTATTAATCGTTTTATTTTTGCTGCTCCGAGTGATTTGTTTAACGGTATTGATTGTAATACTCGTAAGAACGAATTGTCCATTGGTCATATCCGTAAGTTTATTAATACTGATAAAGATCTTTCTATGAGTATTAAACGAGGAACTATCTTCGGTAAAGTTGGACAAAGTGCAGCTGCTTCTGTTCTTAAAACTCTTGATACTACTAGTCATACTCTTCCTAAGTTAGATACTACTATTATTCAAACTGTTACTTGTGTTGACTATAAGATCATTCGTATTACTGATATTATTGGTCATAACAATAACGAAGGTATTCCGGAGAAGTCTTCTTTTAACAAGTTTATTATAGCTTCTAATTTACTCGAAGTATAATGCCTACTATTGACCTAAATGAAAAACGTAATTTACTAGTTCGTAGAGAAGATATTATTGCTACGATACGAACTAGTATCACTGATGGTGAAATACTTGAAGATATTATCGAAAGTGTTGAACGTCAAGTTGTAGCTCGTTGTGCTGAATTAGGTCGTGTTTCTATTCCATACTTCGGAGCTTTTGTTCCTAATGAAGGAAAGCTTGATGCTATTGAACATCAACATGTGATGAAAGTCCATAGAGATACAATGAGTCGTGAAGAGTACATGGAGTTTAAAAAGAATCTTCTTCGTGAACGATTTAAAGTTAGACGTGGTTTTCGTAGTCGTACTATTATTATTAATAGAACTATTAGACTTAATAGAAATCACGCTGATAGAATCCTTAAAAGATTCCGTTCTGACAGATGGTTCAGATTATACTTTTATCTTTATGCTCACATGGGTGCTCATGATACTCTTGATTATTATGCTTCTCAAACCGTAGAATTATGATTGAAGTTGCTCCTTTAGATATAACTCGAATGCTTGCTGTTAATGAGCAAGGTATTCCATTTGCTCCTAACATTCATCAGATTCAAGACAAAGATGTTAGAGAACTTTATATTAGAGATAAAACTCCTACTAAGACTAGATACATTCAAGAAGTTGGAGTTATCTATTATGTAGCTGATCCTAAGTCTCCGCCTAATCAAATGGGTTATAGTCGTCCCGAAGCTCTTGTTGTTGCTAAGAGTAATTATGGTCTTGATGCTAATTGGGAACCGGATGAACTTATTAATCGAATCATTAATGAATATAAGAAAAGTTGGACACCTGCTGAGGAAGCTCTTAATAGTGCGTATCGTGCTCTTCATAATGCTAATCTTGCAGCCAACTTTATATCTGAGCGACTATCTATTAAAATGCACGGTGGGCTTAAAGACGAAGATACTCTAGTTGTTATTGATTATATCAATAAGCTAAGTACTATTATTAATCTCCTTCCTAACCAACTTAAAACTCTTAATGAAGCTAAACAAGCTGTTATGCTAGATAATCAACAACGTAAAGCTCGTGGTGGTAAAACAATTACTACTAGTATGTTAGCTACGGATGCTGCTGATATTGAAGCTCAAGCCGAAGCTGAAAGAGCTAGATTAGGGTTAACGCAAACCAATACTAGAAGCTCCTTTACGGGGGAAGTACAAACATATGAACTAACAAAGTAATGATACAGATAGCACCGAAATACAAGCAGACGAAGTTGTTCTTTGATGAACCAACTCATAAGTACACCGATAGTTGTGGTAACTCTTATAAGAGTGTTACTACTCTTATTCACGATTATGTTCCTAAGTTTGAAACTGATTACTGGGCTAGATATAAAGCCAAAGAACTTGGTACTTCTGCTAAATTAATTAAGAAGGAATGGGATACTATTCGTGACAATGCTTGTGATATGGGTAATGTCTATCATAATAACTTTGAAGATGGAATACGTAAAAACAGTAAGTTCTTTAATGCTATTAAATATCTTAATAAATCTGCTAGTACTCAAATGACTACTGTTGCTGATTTAGATGTTATAGACGATCATGTTAAACTATTAGATGTTGATGAGTTTATAGATCATACTGAAAACAAATATCCGGAGATATACGAAGTCTTTAAATACTATACTGATAGAGGTTATAAGATATATTCTGAGATCGGTGCTTTTCTTCCTGACTATCTTATTAGTGGAACTATTGATATACTTCCTATTCGTGAAGATGGTTTTGTTATTCTAGATTGGAAAACCAATCGTACTGGATTACGTTTTGAAGCAGGTTATTATCGTAAAGATAAAACTGTTCGTCCTAATCAAGAAACAAATGAATGGGTAAGTAAACCAGACGATACTATGCTTCCTCCTCTTGGACATCTTTCTAATTGTAATGGAAATACTTATAGCTTACAGCTTAATATCTATTCTCGAATGGTATCTCTTATTACTGGTCTTCCTTGTAGAGGTTTAGCTCTTTGTCATATTGAAATTCCTTTTGTTCTTAATCAATATAGTCGTCCTCAAAGATTCAGTGATGGATTTCATATTGATACTACTAAACAAGAGTCTGCTAAATGGTATAAAATAAATCGAATGGATAATGAAGTTAATGCTATATTTCATAGTCGTTATCAATCTATTCACGGTACTCAAAAGAAACAATTAAATCTATTCGCATCATGAGTAAATATAATGATGAATTAATTAATAAATGTCTTAAAACAGATTGGAAAAAGACCTTAGAAGCTAAAGGTTATTCCTATTTTGTTAATGGTGATTATAACCTTAATCTTATCGGTGTTCGTTCTGCTGATCATAGTAATGAATTCAACGATGCATTCATTGTTGAATATTGGAATAAGAAAGGTAATAAGTTCTGTCCTATATTTCCTTGTACAACAGATCCCGGCTATAAAAGTCTTGCTAATCCTGTTAACATTAAAGGTTGTGCTATTCTAGTTCCCGGTCAATATCGTGGTGCTTGGAAAGTTGGTTATCATAAAGGACAATATAAAGCTCTCGTTCAACATAAACCTGTTAAAGTTTATCGTGATAATAATAAAGATTATTATCTTGATTTTAATCCTGAGACTATTGAAGAAGGAATGTTTGGAATTAATATTCATAAAGCCGGAGATTCTAGTGTTGTTGTAGATGGTTGGTCTGCTGGTTGTCAAGTTCTAGCTCGTAGTTTTGACTTTAACGAACTAATGAATCTTGTTACTCTTGCTACTCCTATTTGGGGAGATAGATTTACTTATACTCTACTTGAAGAAAAAGATTTGTTGAGATGAAAACATTAAAGATAGTATTGATAGTTATAGTAATACTAGTTGTAGCCATTTGGTTGCTAAAATTATTAAATAACGATAAGAAAGGTGTAGAAATTTCTTATGTCAAAGTAGACACTGTTTACGTTGAAAGTAACAAACGTGATAGTATTGCTAAACTTATTGATACTATCTTTATTAATAACGCTGATAATACAAAGAATGAAGAAGAACTACATAAAGCTGTTGTCGATAGCGATAGTGTTGTTATTGTTCGGAAGTTCATTGAGTTATGCTCAAAGCCAGTCGGAAGATAGATTGAAGCGAATGGAAAGTGAAGTAGATTCTCTAGTTTCACATTCCTTTACGGGGGTGGATTCAATAAGCCTTAATAAAGACATTATTAAAATAGCTAATGCAAAGTTAATTCTATCTGATGAATATAAGTCTCAATATGAAACTTTTAAAGCTGCTTATGAGCTTAAAGTTCAAGATTGTATATTTGCTGATAGTATTATAGCTAGACAAAAGTTTGAGATTCGTAGAATATCTACTGTTGCTAATAATGCTATTGATAGTCTTAATGATGAACAAAAGAAATCTAAGAAATATAAAAAGCAACGTAATGTAGCTATTAGCTTTGGAACTATTATAACTATTGTTGCTGCAATGCTTATAAAATAAATGAAATATGGAATTACGCGAATATCCATTTTGGAATTATATAAATGAAGATAAATCTCATTATCCACATGCTAAAGATAATGGTTATCATGATCCTACTGATTCATTCCTTATAGGTGAATCGGGAGGATTTCTTCTTAATATTAATCCAAAGTATAGATTCGTTAATACTCATTTGCTTACTCCTGCTGTTAATGAGTTTGAAAAGAATGGAGGAAAATACACACTATTTAATGAAGATAGTATTCCTCATATTAACTTTCGTAAGCAGGAAACTATTCGTAGAATGGTAGGTTATAAAGCTCCTTGTAAATTAAATACCGAAACTGGTGAAGTTGAAGATTTATATATTACAGGTGAGCATTATAATTTTATCAACTATGGACGTATTCTTAAACTTGATACTAAAACTCTTAGAATAGAGAAAGGTAAAGTTACTGGTAAGAAGATTCTAGGCTTTCCTCGTTTTATTGATTGTCAATGGTGGTACTTTATTATTAAGCAGTTCTGTAAAGACAATGGTTTCTTTCTTATTAATGATAAAACTCGTCGTGGTGGTTTTAGTTATATGGAAGCTATTGGTTCTGCTAATTATATAAACCTAGTTCCAAATCGTTCTGTTATTCATGCAGCCGCTGATAATAAGTTCTTGATTCAATCTGGTGGTCTATCTGACTTTATGAAGAAACAGATTATCTTTTATGAAAGTCATACTCCTTTTGCTAGAGGTATTGCTAAGATTGATTCAAGTGACTTTATTCTAGGTTTTAAAGATCAAAGTACAGGAGTTGTAGATACTAGTAGTTGGAATAGCGCTTGTATATCAGTGTCAACTAATAACAATCCGTCTGCTGCTGTTGGTAAGGATGCCGGAGAAATTAAGTGTGAGGAAATGTCTGAGTTCGAGAACTTCGATGACTTTATGGACGTTACTACTCCAACACTTAAAACTGGTTCTGTACTTACTGGTTTCTTAAATGCTTGGGGAACTGCTGGTAAAGCTAATAAAGGTTGGGCTGTATTCGAGCAAAACTTCTATGATCCTCGTTCTGGTTCGTTTATGCCTTTTGAGAATGTTTGGGATAAAGATAGTAGAGATTCTGTTTGTGGTTATTTTAAACCTTATTGTTGGGGTCTTGAAGGTTATAAAATTAGCAAAGATTCATCTATTGCTAATCTTACTTCTCTTGATAAAGATGGTAATTCTGATGTAGCTCTTGGATTTAAGATTGCAGAAGAAGAACGTGCTGCTGAGAAGAAGAATTCTAAATCATTCTCTAAGTATATTAGTTATTGTGGTCAGTATGCTAATATGCCTGCTGAATCTTTTAGTTCTGTTACTGAGAATATATTTAGTAGTGAAATACTTGATGAATGGGAGCAAGAACTTCGTATTAGTAATGATTATAAATTCTATACTGATGGTTTGTTTGTTGAATATGATAATGAGAAGTTCGAGTTTATGTCTAATGCTCGTATTGCTACTCGTAAAGGAGCTAAGTTTAATCATGATTATTTTGATTATATTAAAAATGTTCCTCGTCATAGTAACGAAGATCCGCATGGTTGTATTCGTATATTCTTTAGACCTATTAATGTTGTTTATACTGATAAAAAAAGTAACACTCCGATCAAAGGTTGCCCTCCCGGAGTTTATAGTATAAGTTATGACCCTGTTGGTATTGATAAAGATAAAGGAGAAATTACTAATAAGCACTCTCATAATAGTATTAAAGTTTGGATGAATCCATGTATTTATAATGGTTATAAAACTAAACTTTGTGCTACTTATTATGGTCGTCCTAATACCCTTGAAGAAGCCGATAGAATTTGTTATAACTTAGCTCGTATGTATAATTGTATTGGAACTACTAATGTTGAAACTAATCGAGGCGAAACTATTAGTAATTTTAAGAAATGGAAAGCTCTTCGTTATTTAGGTTGTCATCCAGTATGGTTGTGGGATACTTCTATTAAGAATAAAATTAGTACTACTATTGGTTATAACATAGGTAATAATCAAGTTAAACTTGACGGTCTACGAATGCTTAAAGAAATGCTTTATACTGTTATTGGTAAACGTCCAGACGGAAGAGAACTATTAGTTCTCCATACTATATATGATCATCCTTCTGTTCTTGAATTAAAGAAATGGAACGAAACAGGTAACTTTGACCGTGTATCAGAAATGATTGTTCGTGGTATTGAATGGGCTGCTAATGATAAGTTTGCTGAGAATGAAATGAAACATCGTAAAAAGGTCGATACTCAAGAGGATAACTTTTGGACTAGACCTAGATATTAAAACTATTAAAATTAATGCTCATGTTTAATTGGATGAAAGTAAGTAACCGTATGCTTCATTTTAAATACGGAATACTAACAGGTTTTCTAACTATAATATTCACGTTAGGTGTTGCTGTTGGTATGGAATACAAAGATAAATTATATGGTGGAAAGTTTGATATATTAGATATTATTGCTACATTGCTTGGCGGAATCATAGGTAATGTGATTCTAGTAGTTGTAATACTAATCATAAAACTTATATTTGTATGAGTACTATCAATCTCAAAATTAATAGTCGAGTTGGAGATTTCCCCGAACAAAGGATTCCCAATTCTCAAAAGGATTATACTTGGGGTTCTCGTTGTATTGATTATGTTATAGCTGCCGGTCTTAGTGCTAATGATAGAACTAAGACTGAGCAGTTATTAGAGATTTTACATAATAATATTCCTAACGAGTTCTATCGTAAAACTCTTAATCCTTTTAATGCTACAAAGGAAATCTATACTCGTTTTCCTGCTACTATGCGAAATCTTGATATCATTAATGATATTGTTCGTAGATATATTTCAGAATACGCTAAAGAACAACATGAATTCTTAGTTACTGCTAATAATCCCGACATCATTATGGCACGTGATAATGCCATTAAGAATGATATTACTAAACGAGCGCTTCTAGCATTTCAAGAAGAATTTCAAAGACGAGTTCAAGAAGCTAATGCTCAAAATGAAGAACTTGCTGCTCAAGGTCAACCTACTCAACAAATTAATCCTCAAGAACTTGCTGCTGATGCTGAACAATTCGAAAAAGAATTCATTGAGAATTATATTGATGAGATTAGTGTTCAAGCTCAACAACTTATTGATGTAATTGATGATACTACTAATACAGATGTTCAAGCTCCTATTGCTTATTTCAACTTTATAACAACGGGAGAATGTTATAGTTATCATACTGTTAAAGGAAAGAAAGTAATTAAGGAAACAGTTCCTACTACTGAAATGTTTCCTGTTCCTAATGGAGCTATCTTTGTATCAGGTTATGACATGGTTGCTAGAAGATTGCAAATGTCTTATTCTCAAGTAATAGATCAATTCAAAGATGATCTTACTGAAACAGAACTTGAATTCATTACTAATTATTATAATCCTGTTAATGGTACTGGTGTTCCTAGTAAAACATTTAGTCTTAACTCTTATACTTATTTCTTTCCCGAAAAGTGTAAAGAATTAGATGAAAAAGATAGAGCTTTATTTGCTGCTGGTAATGTTGATGTTCGTGAACAAAATGGCGATCTTCTAGAAGTTTGGCATGCTTGTTGGGTAGGTTATGCAGAAGTTAAAGTTCTTCATTATATTAATGAGATTGGATTTGAAGATCAAATGATTGTTCCCGATGACTTTGAATTCAATGCTGAACTTGGACATCTTAATATTGAAACTATCTATAAGAAACAAATCTATGAAGGTTATCGAATTGGAATGAAACAATACGGTATTTATCCTGGTGGCGCTAAACCTATTGTATTCCAAAACGATGATGATCCTAAACTTCCTTATACTGGTCTTGTTGAACCAATTCCTATGATGGGTAAGTTTAGTGTTGTTGAGATACTTACTCCTTTTCAAATTCTTATTAATATCTTCTCTTATCATAGAGAGATGATGATTGCTAAGAATAAGATGTTTGCTCTTCTTATTGGTAAGTCTCTTCTTGGTGCTGGTGAAGAAACTGATAGAATTATTTATAATCTTGCTGCCGAAGGTATTCTTGCTTACGATGATAGTGAAGATATGAATAGTTTGAAAGCTCAACAAATTCGTATGCTTGATGCAAACATTAGCGGTTATATAACTGAAATGACTAATCTTATTGAATCTATTAAGAATAGTGCTCGTGAGATGGTTGATATGACTCCTCAACGTTATGGACAAATTGCTACTAATGCAGGTAAATCTACAACCGAAGAAGCCATTTCTCGTGGTTCTATGGGAACAGTTATTATTAACTATATGTTTGATAAGTTCCGTGAAGATGAATATGATATTGATTTGAATAATTCTAAGTATGCTTGGATTGATGGTTTAGATACTGCTTACTTCGATAAGTCTCGTAATCGTAAATACATCTCTCTTAATGTTAATGCTCATTCTTATGGTCAGTATCTTATTAAAGCTAAGAACTCTGATAAAGAAACTGAGAACTATGAGCAATTAAAGAACTGGGCTTTCAGTGCTGCTCAAAATGGAGATTTAGATATGGCACTTGCTGCTATTACTTCCGGTAATGTTCCTGCTCTTAAAATAGCTGTTGAACGTTATCAAGAACTTCGTCAAAAGAACGAAGAATCTCTTCGTCAATTAGACCAACAACTAGAAGAACAGAAACATAGAGAAGCTCTTGAGCTTATTGCTGCTAAGGGAGAACAAGATAGACTTACTGAGGAAGTCAAACAATATTTTGCTCTTCAAGCTAAAGGAATGGATGTTGAAGCAGCTATGGCTAGTATTGGTAATTCAAGTCAAACCGGAACTTCCCCCGTAGAGAAACAGAGAGAGCTGTCTCTTAAAGAACAAGAACTTGCTGAATCTCGTAGAGCTAAGAATCTTGATTTTATTGATCATGCTCTTGATAGACAGAATGATCTAGCTATTGCTAAAGAGAATAAGAATAGATATGATAGACCTAAGTCTAGCTCTTCAAGTAAGAAGTAGTTGTGCTGTTTAAATTGGTGTTTGTTTTGTTAGTTAAGTTCATCTCTATGAGAAAGCGTTACCCTCGATATTCGATTATCGGGGGTATTTTTATGAGTACAACATGCACGTAGACAGTACTCAGAGCTTCACAGTTGAATTTTATATACCTAGATGAACAACTGTATTATTTCATGTTAACGTGTCACTATGAGGCTTAAAATGGCTCATTTTAAGAACGTGTACAGCGTTCAAATTGCCTGATAATATTAGTAACTCTATTACTCTTAATCTCGTAAATCTCGCCATCTGTTACTGTTGTACGAGGTATTTAAGCAATTGAAACTTGAATGTTTGAACCTAATGGAATATATTTGTGACAAAGTAATATTAACCAAAAACATATTTATATGGGAGTTATTAATGAAGAACTTGATTTAAGTATTGACAGTATTGATAATGGTACTGCTGATACTACTGTTGATAATGGTTCTGATACTACTACTACTATTACTAATCCTCCTGCTCCGGAAGACAAAGGTAGTAACGAAGGAAACAATCAGCAAAGTTCCTCTACGGGGGAAGATACAACTACTCAAACAGATAACAATACTGCTAATAATAATCAAGATGCAACAGTAGCCGAAGGCGATCAAGTTACTATTGATGATATTCCTTGTACTATTGATGCACAAGGTAATGCAGTAGATGCTAACGGTACTATCATTAAAACATCAGAAGAACTTCAAGCACTTATTGCTGCTAATACAACAGAAGAACCTTCTGTTCTTAGTGTTTTGCAAGAACGTTTCGGTACTGATTTCAAAGATGAAAACGGTAATCAAATTGTATTTGAAGATTCTGTTGAAGGTATTAATAGTTATATTGATACTGTGCTTCAAGCTCGTATGCAAGAACGTGAAGAAGCTGCTGTTAACAATCTGTTTAAACAATATCCTGTTCTTGAGCAGGCTTATTCTCATTTGAAACTCAATGGTTCTATTGAAGGATTTAATGAAATTCCAGATAGATCAGATGTTGTTATTGACAAAGATAACGAAGAACAACAGATTGCTGTTATCAAAGAAGAATGGGCACTTGAAGGAAAGAAAGGAAACGTTAATTCTTATATTGACTATCTGAAAGCTTCCGGTATTCTTTATGATACTGCTGTTGAATCAAATAAAACTGTTGCTGAGATTTACAATGATCGTCGTGCTGAACAAACTGCTAAACGCGAAGCTGCCGAAGCAGAAGAAAGAGCTGCAATTGATGCTTATTGGAAATCTGTAGATGAAACTATTGCTAAAGGTGAAATTCTAGGCTATAAGATTCCCGAAACTATTCAACGTACTTTTGATGGTAAGACTACTGTTGCTACTCGTGCAGATTTTCAGAAGTATCTTACTAAAGTTGTTGATGATGAAGGAAATACTGCTTATATGTTAGATGAAGCTAAAGTAGATAGTAATTCTCGTATGCAGGATGATTTACTTAGAGCGTATCTTAGATTTACTGGTGGTAACTATTCTAGTCTTGTTAATATGGCTGTTAATAAAGAAAAGGTTATTAAACTTAGAACTCAAGCCCAACAAGCTGCTACTCGCAAGACGTTAGTTCTGAATAGTAGAAATAAAAGTAATAAACACGTTGACAATAATGATTTAGTATTGTCTTAACGAGTTAACTAACTAAATTAAATTGATATGTATAAACTAAGAGAAGTCGAAAGAGGTAGATATGATGATAGAGGTTACTCTAATGAGCAATCTCTTGCTGCATTAATGCTTCAAAAGCCAGAGGAAATAAACAACTTCCTTACCTATACTTATGGTATGGATGATGATCGTTTTCCTCTTACTTTCTTAACAGAAGGTCAAGGAGCTGCTGGTGTTCGTGATATTTCTACTGTTGAATGGACTTGGAAGACTATGGGTCGTATGAAAACTAATGACTATGTTGTTTGGTTTAATATGGCAGATACTACTCCGGGTATTGGTGGTAAAACTATTGAAGTTGAATTTGCTACTGGTCTATTCATTGAACAGTTCGGTCTTATGTCTCCTGATGGAACAACTGTTCGTATTATGCGTGATCTAGGTCCTGGAACTCATGGTGGACATAAGTATGCTCTTCGTATTAAGAATCCCGATAAGTCAGCTTATGTAGATCCAGAGAACTTCGAGAAAGGTAAGTACTGGTGTATGTTGTCTCCAAGTATTCCAGAATCTTATTCTAAGGGTAATAAGAGTAATGTTATGGGACCGGGTATGATGAAGTCTCAACTTGGTTTCAAACGTTATACTAAAGAAATTGCTGGTAACATTAGTAATGTAATTGTTAACTATGCATTTAAAACTCGTGGTGGCGGAACTGATACTCGTTGGATTAACGAAGAGATGAGACAGTTTGATGTTCAGATGCGTATCTCTAATGAGATTGATATTTGGACATCTAAATACAATCGTACTCCTAACGGTACTATTGATATGAAAGACTGGGATAATGATCAGCCGATTCCCGAAACTGCTGGTATGTTTGAAATCCTCGAAGAATCTAACTATGACACTTACGGCGAATACTTGCCGTTATCTAAGTTGAAACGTACTGTTGGTGACGTTCTCGACAAAGATACTGATACAGGTGCTATGCAAATTACTCTGTTTGCAGGTCGTGGAGGTCTTGAAGATTTCGATGAATCAATGAGAGGCGAAGCTAAATCAGAAGGATTCATTACTCCTCTTGGAGATAAGATGATCGGTGAAGAAGGTGGTGGTCTTACTTATGGTAAGTACTTCCGTAAATATAAGACTATTGACGGACATACTATCACTGCTGTTCATCTTCCGTTCTTGGATAAATCTCCGATTGCAGAACTTGACCGTGCTAACGGTAATATTCATCCTCGTACTGGTTTGCCAATGTGTTCACATCAGTTGATGTTCATTGACAACTCTACTTATAATGGAGAGCGTAATATCCGTATGGTTCGTATGAAAGGTCAGTCTTATCTTGTTGGTGTTCTTAAAGGTCTTACTCCGATTCCTCCGTCTTGGGGTGCTGTTCCTGATAGAGCAATTGCTACTGAGATTGATAAATCTACTTACGAAGTTAAGATGTCTCGCGGTCTGCAAGTTAATCGTGCTGAGAAGATGTTTATTCTTCGTTGCTCATTGTAACATTTAAACTTATATTATAATGGAAGGAAAAATAGAAAAAGGGATTAATATAGCAGGTATTGCTAGTAATGGTGTTAATACTGCCGTTACTAATCCTGCTCCCAAAGCTCCTACTAAATCCGATAAAGAAAAGACTTTGAAAGAAACCTATACAGAAGCTCTTAAAGAGAAAGATGGTTTAGATAAAGAATTCAAAGAAGTAAGAAGGATTAAAATTGGTCTTACTGCCGATATTACAGTTGGTTCTGTTTATAGACAAATCAACAGACAATATATTCAAGATCGTCATGATAGTATCGGTGGAAGTATCAATTCGGCTAGAATGCTTGCTAGTAATGCAGAAGAAATGGCTGCTTACATGCCTGCTATCGTTGGTTGCTCCGCTAATGATACTAAGTTCCAAGAACGAGTTTCTCGTTGGTTTCAGAATATCTCTATTCCAGTTCCTATGGATGGTTACGAATTCAATTGTGATTTCCGTTGGAGAAGAAAGGAAGATTATCTGAAATACGCAATTAAAGAACAGACTATTATTGAAGCATACGAAAACGCTGATAAGTCTACTGCTAAGTTGCTGAAAGAAGCTATCAATAACTATGTTATTGAACTTAATGCTTTAGAATCTACTCGTTATCAATATGGACGTCCCGATAACATTGAACATTACATTGCATTCCGTCACTGTTTATTCTATCCGGATGTAGCAAAAGATACACAGGTTATTCATTTTAATCCTCGTGTTCGTTTCTATATTCGTGATGAACAGAGAGAACAGAATAGAGCTAAACGTCTTCGCATTCAATCTAATAAAGCTCGTAGAAATTATCTCGATCTTCTCGATGATGCAGAAAAGTTCAAAGCAATGTTTGTTTGTTATTGTGCTTCTACTGGAACAGATGTTATCACAAATCTTAATCTTGATGAAAGTATTAAGGAAAAGATGCTTGATGATTACGCTATTCGTGAGCCGGAGAAATTCAACAAAATGTTTAACAACAATAACCTTACTACCCAAGCTCTTATCGAAGAACTTATTGCTAAAGGTGAACTTGTTCGTTCTGATGTTAATCAGACAATACTTACTCCCGAAGCAGCATTTATTGGTTCTAATATGAAAGAAGCAATTGCTTATTTCAATAATCCAGAGAATGCTCAGTTCCGTAAAGGTTTGGAAATTAAGGTTCAATTATAACTATTGTTATGAAGATTACAGAGATACATGATCGGTTCGTGCTACTTGCACAACAAATGGGAATGAAAACTGTTCGGGCAATACTTCCCGAACAAATTGATGAACTGATTAATACCGAAAGTATTAATTATGTTAGAGATATATTCTCTCGTAAAGGTAATCGCGAACTCGATGGTATCTCTGATAATGTTATAAGACTTAACGAACTTGATCCTTTGTTAATTAATCGTCCTATTGTTAGTCCTAGAAAAACAGATATTACTTTTGGTAAAGGTTATCGAATCAATACTACTGTGTTTATTCCACAGATAATGTACTTGGTATCTGTTAGTTCTCTTACGGGGGAGGCACTAGCAAAATGTCGATTGATTGAAATTGATTATGTTCCTCAAACTCAAAATGATTATCATAGTAAATCAGTTGTAGTTAGTCCTATTTGTTACAAATTAGAAGATGGTATTGAAGTTATTGGAAATTTTGATGTAACTAAGTTTATAGTAACTTATATTAAATATCCTACTCTTGTTAATCTTGAAACAGATACTACTAATGAACTATCCGATATAGCTATGCAGAAAGTTATTGAACGAGCAGTTAATACTTATAATGCTATCTCTAATAATGATAGTTACGAGAGAGTTTCAAATGAATTATCTAAATTAGAATAATATGGAAAGACTTCTTTTCGCTAAAAACGTCGCTCTTGCCACTACTCCTGCTAGTATTAATGAGATAGGTGAAGCTGGTATTGCGGAAGGTGCAATCGCATTGTATGATGATACTGGTGCGATTATTACAGATACTCCTGCTAGACGTATTCCCCGCTTCTCTATGTTTATAGGTGGCGGAGCTTTTGCTAATGCTAGCGATTATTACAATAGTGTTCTTGATATAGACACTTATCGCTTTGAATATGCAAAGACTGAATATGCAGCAGGTACTAATCTAAGTGTTGACATTACTGTCCCCACCCCCGTAAAGGATAAGGATTATACCATTACTATGGTAAAACCGGGAACTGTTCTTAACGAACGTTACAAATGGAGTTCTTCTACTCGTGCTACCGAAGGAGATACTGCTACTACTGTTGCAAAACGTTTAGCAGATGAACTTAAAGCTCTTGGTAAAAACGAAGGATTTACTGCTACTGCTGCGGCTGCTAAGATTACTATCACTGCTAAAGATTATCAGAATTGGAATGTTGTTGCAGGTGATAAACTGTTTGGTGCTACTGTTACAGTTAATACTAAAGGTGTTGCTCCTGTTAATGATGATGCATTCTTGAAAGAATTGCAACTTCGTTGTATTGGTGCAGAAGGTATCAATGCTACTGAACGTGACGCCATTCAGTTGTACAAACTTCCTGTTCGTTCGAGTGCGACAGGCTGGACAACTTACGCTTTGACATTCTACAATTCCCGTAATCTTAGAAGCGGTAATACTGAAAACGTTAAGAGTATTGTTTATCTTGCTGTTCCTACTGGTTCTGCATCAATAACTACTCTTGATAAAATCTTTACTGCTCTTTCTTCAGTGGACGATCAACCTGTTACTTCTGGGGAATAAGTTTTAGAACAGATAGTATAACAAAAGGCTAAGTATTAATTAAAGGGATTGCTATTGGTCTAATTACTAATAGTAATCCCTTTATTCATTTACATTATGAAAGAAATATTAGAATCTGCACTTAGTCAAGGTATAGCATCCGTAGTCGTAGTTGCTATATTCTTACTTCTCTATAAATGGCTAGACAATCGTAAGAAGTCTGATTCAGAAAAGTTTGTAATTAAAGTAAGTACAACACTTGATAAACTATCGTTGTCACTGCTTGAGTTATCTACGTTCGTAACTGATATTACGAAGAATATAGTCAATAAAGATAAGGATAAGTGTAAGGCTGCTATTGAAGATTCAATGTATGCTTCTGCTATGCGAATTATTTCTTTTGTTTCTACTACTATTATTAATAATCATATTGATACTAATAAAGATAATATACTGTCTAATATTCATAACATTATAAATACTGAATATTATACGGTATTTTCTACTTTATCTATGTATAAGATTGATGGTGCTAAACCTTCTGACTTCATGCAGAAACAATGGATGGCTGCTATTGAGAAATCAATTATTGAAATTATTTATAATGCTAGTCTTAGCAAAGAAGATAAGATACTTAGTTTTAGTAATAAGTTGAACATTAAGTTTCAGTCTTACATTGCTTATATAACGAATAACACATTGAAGTAATGGAAGTTAATTTTGAAAGAGTTATTGATGAATCAATAGAACGAGGTGTGCAAATGGCACATCTCAGTTCTCTTGGATATGTCGTTAATAATGACGATATTTGTATGTACTACTGCTGCATTGTTTTACAACATATGCAAAGTGTGTATGAGGATTTATCCAAAGAACAAAAAGAAAACGTAAATGAAATGTATTCTAAATTAGTTTGCTTATGATACAAAACGAAGATGGTACTTATGTGTATCTTATTGTTCCTCTCAAATACAACTGTGTATATACAAAGTTGTTGATTATGGTTTCCGACTTAGGTATTGATTTGATTAAAGATTGTACTTCTACTTGTAAAGGGATTAATCGTCAAGTCATTAATTGTTGGAATATGTTTCAAGCTGCTTGCGCTGCTTATCAATTAGGAGAAGAAAAGAAAGCCGATCTTCTTATTAATTATATTATTGCTCAGCTACGATTAGAATGTAAAGATGCGATAGTATCTAAACCAATTAGTGTTTATATTGGTCATACTGATATTCCGCCTCTTACATTTAAGAATATGAGTGTTGCAGATATTATTGCTCTTCCTCATGTTGAGTTAAATGTTCAAGATGAAGAGAATCAAAACATCATTATTAAACAAGAACAAAGTATTCATTTTGTTATTGTTCCCGATAGTGTTTCTCTTGATAACTCTGAATTCGGAGATGTTCTAACTACTACATTGTGGAAAGAAGCTGCTCCTGCTGATGGTGCTTATCGTAGAATGATTAATAATGAAGTAGTCGATGGTATTCATTATACTGTTTACTTCTTCTATTCTCCTATAGGAAGTTTCAAAGAAGATATTAAACTTAACTTTAGTATAAGATAATATGAATGCAATTACTGTTGGTCAGTTGATTAATAACAATGCAACTGATAAAGATTTTAAACCACTTCCTAATCTTGACTTTAAGTACGGTCCTTATAGTTCTATTGCCGAAGCTCTTTCTAATATCCCTGCTGAATTACGTGCTGTTGGTCTAACAGTAGGTATTCGAGTAAATAGTACGATACAAGAGTTTTGGTTCAATGGTGGTGTAAGAGATGCTGATCTTGTTGTTAAGAATAACGGAAGTGGGGGTGGAAGTGGAGAAGCAGGTAAGACTCCAGAGTTTGATAAAGCTATTGCTTTAGCTCTTCCTGCTGATGCTGCTCCTACTGCCGAAGTAGTATATAAAGGTGAAGATGAATCTGGTACTCCGTTATATGATTTAGAGTTTGGTATTCCAGCAGGTGAAGCAGGTACTGTTCCTAATTGGAAGACATTTGTATTTAAACAATCTGCTACACAGCCTGATCCTCCTACGGGGGAAGATATTATTCCAGCAGGATGGTCAGATGTTCCAACAGTTGTTGGTATTTGGTGGATGTCAGTTGGTGAAGTACGTGGTGCAACAGGTAAAGTAACAAGTTGGTCTACTCCTATTAAATGTACTGGTGAAGATGGTGTTGCCGGAAAGTATTATAACTTTAAGTATGCAGTTAATACATCTCCTAGTGACGCGCCTGCTATTAATCGTAATGCTGACGATCCCGGTTCAGAATGGTCTGATATTGTTCCTGCAATGGATAAAGGACAGTATCTATGGATGACTATTGGAATGTTTAATGATGGTAAACTCGAAGGTCAATGGAGCGCTCCTATTCGTATTAATGCAGAAGATGGACAATCAGGTGTTGGAGTTCGTATGATGTACCAAAAAACTATTGATTATGTTAACGCTCCTCCGTTTGATGAAGATAATATTAATCCCGGTTCTGCTTGGTCTACTACTATTCCTAGTGGTAGCGGTGCTGTTTGGGGAATATTTGCTCAGATTAATATTGATGGAACTCTTGCAAGTAATTGGGCAGGTCCTGTACTTATGAGTGGAAAACCTGGAGCAGATGGTACAGATGGTACAGATGGTACAGTTCCTAATTGGAAAACTTATATCTATGCTAAGTCTACTACTATTCCTACTAAACCTACTAGTCAAGAATTAATCCCTTCTGGTTGGAAAGATAGTCCAGATTCTAATGATGGACAATGGTGGCAATGTATTGGTACTGTTGATGGTTCTTCTAATAAAGTAGTTAGTTGGTCAGATGTTATTCCTGTTAATGGTAGAGATGGCGATGCTCAAGACGGTAAACATACTGAGTTTAGATTTGCTAGTTCTCCTAGTGCAACAGAACATCCTAGTATTACTAAATCAGATAGAAATCCGGGTGCTGCTTGGACTGTTGAGTTTCCAACTCTTACTACTGAATCCCCTTATATGTGGATGACTAAAGCAACTATTCTTCCTAGTAATGCTATTGAAGGATATTGGGAAGATCCTGTATGTATTACTGGTGAAGCTGGTAAGAAAGGTGATACTGGTCCTGCTGGTAAAGACGGAGTAAATGGTAGTAACGGTATTGATGGAGTTCCTGGAATTTCTATTGAAGCTAGATATTCTTTAGGAAGCGATACTGCTCCTAGTGCTGCATTTGACTCTACAATTGCTAAACAACGTAATCCCGATGGTTGGAGTTTAACAGTTCCTGTTCCTACTCAAGAGAAACTTTATATTTGGTGTATCCAAACTCGTATTTCTTATAATAATAACAGCGATGAACTTGGTCATCTTGAATTAGATTGGAGTACTCCTTTTAAGCTTACTGGAACGAATGGACTTCCGGGTTCTGATGGACATAATCAGATTATTTATCCTCAAGGTATTTACGATTCTACTAAGTCTTATGTTTCTGATGAGTATAAAGCTCCTTATGTATATGACCCTGCTGATGGTAATTTCTATGTTCTTAATTACGAAGGTCCGTGGAAAGGTACTGATCAAGTTTATAGTACTCCTTCTGAATCATATACTAATAACCAAAGATATTGGATTAGATTTGAAGGTTATGAAGCTATTTATACTAAGATTGGTATTATAGCTAATGGACTTATTGGTAGTGCGGTATTCAATGGTAATTATATGTTTAGTCAGCAAGGTGTTGATGCTAATGGTGTAATGACTACTGCATATGAGAATTTTGGAACTGATAACTTTACTCCTAATTATCAAGTTAATTTTGCTACTGGCGATGTTACTATGAATAAAGGAAATATAAGTAATCAGATACTTTATAATTATAGATTCTTAGATCTTAGTACAAATGATGGTAACTTATTTACTAAATCTGGGGAAAATAATTATATTGTAGTAACAAAAACTAAACATGGTAATTTAACAATAGATACAATATCTAAAATATATGTTGGTATTCCTGCTGATCCAACTATTGCAGATAATAATGTAGATAATTACTATGGTAAACTTAAAGTATTAAATATAACAAACGATGTTATTGAAGTTAATTTAAACGAAGAATCTTATACTAATTTCTTCTATTATTCTAATATTCAACGGCAACAAGGAAGTACTCTAGAAGAAGATGCTAAAGATCCCGATTTATATGTATTAAATCATACTGAGACTGTATTTCTAACTCCGGGAGGAAATCTTGAAGTATCTATATTTTCTATTAAAGATGGAAGTCGTATTGGTGAACCTTCTTATATGTATATGATAGATAATATTGGAGATTTTCAAAGAGCTGTTATATTTAATAATACTACAAATGCTTTACAAAATAAATACAAAAATGTCGAATGATAAATAATATTATTATGAAAACTATTATTGAAATACCTAATAGGAGGGGGGGTTAAACTATGGCTACTAACTATGAAGATTTTAATCCCAACGATCCGTATGCAGAAAGTAATGCATTTAAACCTAATATATGTATTGATTTTGCTACTGGAAATGCTTGGTTTGGAGGTGGTAAACATCATCTAAATAAAGATGGTAGTGGATATTTATCTGATAGGAATATTATATTTCAAACTAATGGAGATGTTTTATCTAATCAATTTGATAAAGCATATCTTACAACAGATACTAATATTTATCTCCCTAAAGTTCCTTATGGTTATACTAAAACAATATTAATTCCTTATTTTACTACTAGATCTAGTCCTGTTTTAAAACTTCATGTAAATGGAGATAGAGATAGAATATTATTCAAAGATCCTTCTGATAGTAATAAATTAAAGATTACTTCTCTTGGAGCAACTCTATCTTATACGATTATTGGATTAGGACATGGATGTGTTAAACTTGTTGGTTATGATAACGGGATAGATGTTAGTAGTTGTATATGGCAATTAACTAATGATTTTTATGGTGAACCTACTACTTATAACAGTTAATAAATAATTAATATGAAACAAGGAATTGTTGTTGGACAACTTATTGTTAACAATGCTACTGACGAACAATTCAATTCGTATCCTAATTTAGATGCTAAATATGGTCCTTATGACGATATTGGTCAAGCACTATCTACGCTGTCTAAACCTACCCGTGCGGTAGGTTTGACCGTAGGTATTAGAAAAGAAGAGAACGTAATTGAAGAATATTGGTTCAAAGGAGGTATTGAAAACAAACATTTAGTACTTAAACAATTAAGTGCTGATCTTTCTGATTATTACAATAAGAAAGAAGTAGATGATAAATTCGTAGATGTAGATGATAAATTCGAAGAAGTAAATAATACTATTGAAGATACTAATAAAGAAATTAGTGATCTACGTGATGAAGTTATCAATAAAACTGTAGAAGCTGTTATCGCACAAGATACTCCTCCTACTAATAAAGATGCTCTTTGGATAGATACATCTGGCAAAGAAGCAGGTATTACTAGTAATGATGATCTCGCTTCTGTTATAGAAGCAATACAAAGTATCCAAAACTATTTGGATACTATTGTTCGTCAAAGAGATTTAATTATTACTCCCGGACATGTTAGCAATACTGTGACTAGTACTCTACTTAGTAAGTATAAACCTATTGATCCTAGTGCTGCTCCAAGTGAAAAAATGAATATTGTTCTTCGTAATGTCAACCATATTGCTAATAGTCTAGAACCGACTGCTGAGGGTTTTGAACCAACTACTAAAGCTGTTTGTGGACATTATGGTACATTAGCTGAAATACAAGCTAACTTTCAAAAGTTTGTTGAATATGAACTTCTTCTTGCTATTGATGTTAAACGATTATATACTAAGATAAACGGAGAACCTGTTAATCTTACTGGTAGTGGCGGTAGTGGAGGCGGAGGTAGTATTGATTACGAAGCTCTCGATAAACTTGATACTATTGGTTTGATTGCTCCTAGTGGTCAAATCTATAGAGTTAAGGTAAACAACAATGGACAACTTGTTGTTTATAAGAAAGAACTTGATACTGATCAAGCTGAACCTACTGGTGGTCAAGAAGACCCTAATACTGGTTGGATATATGTTACTAGTTTATATCTTCAAAAACTATATATAAACTCTTTATATTGCGGAGGTATTACTAGTGATGAATATAGTTATAATCCATGTTCTCATAACTTCGTTGAACTTAGTAATCTTACAGGTAAAGATGTATCTCTTAAAGGTTTGTCTTTACAGTATGGTACAGAAGGCGGAGATTGGGAAACACTTTCTTTATGGGGGGAGATAAAAGCAGGTTCTACATTCCTTATTCGTGGTGCTCAATGTTCAGTTATGGATGTTAATACTACTCGTATTAAAGTTAAAACCTTTGATATGGAATGGATAGCTAGTGATGGTAAACTTATTAAGTTCGATAATCGTAAAGCTAAGTTTTTCTTAACTTGGGGAACTACTCCATCTAGTGTTGCTAATCCGTATAATAATGCGACCACCCCCATAAGGGTATCTAAAGGATATATTGATCTCGTAGGCTTACAAATACTTAATGCTGGTGACGCAGATAAAGTAGATGCTGCTGAGAATACTGCATATGGTTATCTAACTAGTAATTACTTATTTACTAAGTATTATACTATGGACCCTGTTAATCAAGCTACTAAAGCTCTTAGTGCTCGTAACAATGCTAACGATATGTATTTTGTTAATCTCGAAGCGGATGTTATTCCTACTGTTGATAAGTATGTTCCTCGTGCTTCATTTGAGAATAAGAATATATTCTTCAATAAGACTTTATTAGATTCTACTAAACCAAATAAAGTAACTATGACATTAGGTCGTAGAGGTACAGCTCCTAATGCTAGTCGTTGCTTTAATTGGGTATCTGTTGGATATTATGATGAAATGCTTTATTATAGAAAAGTAGGAGCTAGTGGTTGGACAGGTATTGAATCATTTAAAGATGAAACAGGTGTTCGTAAGTACTATAATCGTATTCGTGCAATTACTACTGATGGTACTCCTTTTACTTCTCATAAAGTTGTGTTAACTGAATTGTCAGCAGGAGACTATGAATACTATATTGAACGTATGAGTGATTCTAGTTATAAAAGTCCTACTTATAAGTTCACTATTAAAGATGCTGTTAATATTCAGAATAAATGGACATTCTTACAAACATCTGATCAACAAGGTTTCAATTGGGATGAATATCAAGTATGGAAAATAGCTGCTAAGAATATTGCAGATAATCATATTGATGCTGCTAGTGAGAATGTTGAGTTTATGATTAATACTGGTGATATGACTCAGAATGGTAATCGTATTAACGAATGGTTAGATTATGATTCCGGTCGTGTTCCTTTATTTACTCTACCAGAAATGGTTACTGTTGGTAACAATGACTTAACTCCTGCTAATGTTTATGTTCTTGGCGATGGTGGCGATAACTCTAAGATCAATGCTACTAACATTCGATTTTTCTATTGTCATGAAATAAATGAAGAGAATCCTCCTATATTTACTATACAGAATAAAGAGATTTATATTGAATGTTTGTATTCATTTGATTTTGCTGATACTCATTTCTTATGTGTTAACAGTGAGATAAGTTCTAATACTGAACGAGATGTTTATGGTCTTAATCCACAAAGTGTTGTTTATGATTATATTCGTCAATGGTGCGAAAAAGACTTAGAGTATATTGATAGTAGTATTAATCATAAGATAGCTTATTGTCATGAGATGCCTTTTACAATCATTACTCAAAATCTTATCAATTCGTTCTATTGGGACGGTACTGAATATCCAGATGTTGAACGTAGTGGAAGTCGTCTTAACTTTAATACTAGTAAAGCTAATGCTTATTGGTTCTCGAAGTTTTTAAATGATAATGGTTATCGTTTGTGTCTTGGAGGTCATAAACATACATATAGTTGCAGCTATCCGTTGATAGAGAATCCTAATAGCTCTATGAAGCCTATAATTCAAGTTACAGCGGAGTTATTGCAGAGCAACTTCGGAAGTACGGAATTGTACGAAGAGACAGCAGAGGGCTTCCTAAAGGGTCAGAAATTCCCTAAATCATGGCAAAATAACTCGAATTATGATATGGTAAAACATCTATGTACATTTGAGTTAGTCAGCAAAATAACTGCTCCTACGTACATTATGTGCCAAGCTACGGGCTATAAACATACTAGTAATAAGGAATTGCCTAGTCCGAATACTCCGTGGCTTCGATATTTCTTTCCTGCTAGTATTACTATTAATAGTAGAACTGATGTTACTGCTAAAGTAAATGCTGGTCAGCGTTATCCTTTCTATATTATATATAATGTTTACAATAATAAAATCGAAGCTAAAGTTAAGAAAGTAGCTAATGTATTTAATAATAGTGGTAAATATAATATTAATATTCAAGGCGAAGCTCCTAATGCAGAAGCTATTGGAGGTAATGGTGAAACTAATAATGGAAATGATATAATAACTATAATTAAATAATTATGTCAGAAGTAATTAAACGATTTAATAAAGAGACTGGACAGTGGGAAGTAGTTGCTGCCGGTAATGCTAATAATATTATCACTACTGATCCTCGTCTTCTCGATCCTGAGGAAGTCGCTAATGGAAAAGTAGAAGAGAATATTAATGAAGTTCTAGTTAAGTATAAGGAGAAACTTGCAGAACATGATGGTCACATTGCTTGGTTAGTAGAGCATGGTGGCGGTGGTAGCGGAGGTGGCGGAGGTATTACCGATGCTAAAGTTACTATTACTAATGGAGACATTGTAGTAGAAGGTAATACTAAGTATTTATATTCTAGTGTTACAACTAATATAAAACTTAATTATCTTATTGAATCATCTAAGAATAATAAACGTTACTTTATAAATGTTTCTCTTGATGGTAGTAGTATTATTAAAGATCAAGAAGCATGGACTAATACTCCCGGTACTCTTATTATTCTTAAGTTAGATCAATTCTCAAATAACAGTACTCATTCGGCAGTTATTACGGCTACCGATACTGATGGATTTGCTGCTGAATCTTATCTACTAAATATTGTAGAAGCTAGTATTAAGTTAGCAAGTAGTGTTGCAGGAAGTACTGCTACTGTTGGTATTGATTACTTCATAACTTATACTGTTACTAGTAAGATTATTGGTAGCGCTGCAAGTCTTGTTGTTACTAATATAACTAATGGTTTTTCTAAGAGTATTGATCTCGGTGTTACTACTAGTACTACTCCTCGTCAGATAAATGTTAATCTATGGGAACTAGGTAATATTATTGCAGGTAGTTCTTATACTATTCAAGCGCAAGCATTTACTGATATGTCAGGTTCTACTGTTCAATCCGATGTTGTAACTAATCGTACAGTAGTAGAAGATGGTATTAATCTTGTTGTTCTTGTAGAAGGTATTACTAGTAAAGCAGAAGTAGATGAAGGAGCTGAGAAAACTAAGTTCTCTCAAGGAGGTAATATATCTTTTGCATTTACTCCTTATCTTGCAGGTGTTTCACTTATTTATTACGCTGTTCGTCTTGAACACAATGGTACTGTTCGTGATATTGGTTATTTCGATACTGGAAATTATAACGATAATCAATATGTTCAACGTGGTAAACAACAGGTATTCTCTTGGGCTATTCCAACAGAAGGAGATATTCTTGGTGATTGGAATATAACTCTTCGTTGTTGGTCTGAAAAAGGAGATCCTATTACTGATGTTGAACTTATTTGTCAAGTCGTTGCTAGTTCTCAGTCTTTGATTCCCGATCAGAATCCTAATAATTCTATGTATGCAGCTTGGCATATTCGTCAAGAATCATTTCCTCAAACTCCTACTGCTAGACAGTGGACATCTAGTGTTCCTAAGTTTACTCCTCCGGGTTCTCTAGAACCAGTTGGTGCAGTTACTAATCTTGAAGTTTATAATACTAATGGTGCTTTATCTGGATTCTTAACTCAAGATGGACAATCTATGTTACGTATTTCAGGTGAAGCATATGGTATTATAGATGTTCAACCATTTAAAGATAATGCTACTGAACTAACCAATTGGAGTAGACAAGGATTTTCTATGTCTGTTACATTTAAAACAGATGTTCATCCATTTACTAATAGAACAGTATTCTTTTGTGGTGATTATAATACTGATGAAGAATTTTCAGAAGGTATTAAGATTGGTCTAGAAGATATTACTTGGAATTACACCGATGGCAATATTAAAGAAACTATTAATTGTAAAGTACAGCAGAATGTTATTAATACTGTTGACTTTGTTGTTAATAAGAATCCCGATAAAAGAGTTGTTGCTATTTTTGTTAACGGTACTCTTAATGTTGCTCGTGAGATAAAGACTGATTTTACTTGGAAGAGTTCTTCTAAGATTTATCTTGGTTGCGATATTAGCAATGCAGGTCGTATTCAGAATTACTCTGATGTTAATTTCTACGATATTAAATTGTTCCGTTCTCCACTCAATGACAAAGAGATTGTTATTAATTATATGAATGCTAATGCTAGAGCTAAACTTCTAGAAGATGGTAGTATTGATTTCGTAGCTTATAACTCTTCTAAGTTACGTAACTTTTTCTCTACTTCTGATAACTCTGCACATTCTACTTTATGGGATGATATTAATCAGACTTATGCTACTGTTAACTTTAATAGTCTTATTTCTGATACTACTCGTACTCTTCCTGTTGATATAATGCTAATCAATTGTGCTAATACAGGTTTTACTCGTGCAGTATTTGAAGAGATTGGAGGTCAGAATAACAACTGGTACACAGGTTGTACTATGAGTTACTTTAGTCCTACTTCTGGAAAGTCTAGTGCTGAAAGTACTACTGACGTCGCTGTTTCTAAGCAAGGAACATCTACTATGAACAACCTTATTAAGAATCTTGAGATTCGTTTTGATAAGATGTTGAAAGCAGATGATGGTAGTAATCTTGATTACGAACTGTTCCAACCTAAAGAGACTTGGTTTCCCGAACGACAGTTTACTCTTAAAGCTGATGTTGTCGATAGTGCTCATGCTAACAATGCTTCTATTGGTAAATGGATTAATGATAATGCAGATATTCTATTTGAGAAAACTCCTCCAATGGAAGAACTCGAAGCTCGTCGTCCAACTGATACTAGAGATAAAACTAAAGTTCATGAGAAAGTAACTATTAAACAAACTCTTGAAGGTTTTCCATGTATTCTTCTTATTCAGTTCGACGGAGAAGAAACTCAAACTTGTCTTGGTATTTATAGTTTCAACTTAGGTCGTGGTGCTTATTATAACATGGGCTTCCGATTCTTAAAAGACTTTACTACTAAGATAAAGAATAGTACTGGTGAATATGTAGATAATGCTCTTCCTGCTTTTGTTACTTCTTATCATGCTTATGGTCAGAATGAAAAGTTTGGTAGTATTGATCAACAGAAAGTTTACTCTTATGAAATAGGTGAGAACGCTAATGTTATTGTTGATGGAAACAAAACATTACCGTTAGCTTTGTTTATGCAAGATGATATATCTATTATTAAACATGTAGGAGAGTTTAAATATAATGGTGGTAATTGGCTAGACCCAACTGCTGCTGTTACTGACGATGCTGTTTGGACAGCTCTTCAAGAACTGTTTACTCTATTTGCTCAAATGACTTCTTCCACAGTTAAGAAATATACTTGGAATGAACAGTCTGGAGGATATGTTGAAACAGAAGGTGAATATCCTGCTCAATCAAGTTGGTCTACTCTTGCTGCTGAACTAGATACTAAGTTCTCAATTAAGAATGCTTATTCTTATTTCTTAGTATGTGTTAAGTTTGGTCTTGTCGATTCTCTTGGTAAGAATATGACTATCGTATGTTATGATATTGGAGGAACTAAGAAATGGTACATTCGTTTCTATGATATGGATACTGCTAACGGTCTTGACAATACTGCTCTTGAATCTGTTGCTAAAACTGCATATCTTGATACTTTCTCTAATAATCCTAATACAGATGTTAACTCATTAGTTACTACTCGTAATTCTCCTGATGGTGGTTACGATACTTATAGTTCTCGTATGTGGGATGCTCTTCGTGATAGTATTTTTATTAATACTGGAGTTTTTGATTCTTCTCTTGAAGAACTTTGGGATTTATGGAGAAACAATGCTAATATTAGTAAAGACGTTAATCATTATATAGATGAATACTTCTCTGCACAAACTAAATCATGTGGAGAGCTTCTATTTAATTATGACTATAATGTTAAATATCTTACTGCTTATGTTAGTGAAGCAGGAGGTTCTGCATCTTATGCTAATATTGAATTCTTACACGGTACTCGTGTTGAATATGTTCGAGATTGGTTAAAGAAACGTTGGTGGTTCTTTGATGGAGTATTTAGATATAACAATGTATCTAATCTCCAACCTTATAATACTAAAGGTGCTTTTTCTGCTGGTGGTGCAGAAGCTACAAATCCTCGTCTTACTATTACTTCTAATGTTCCGATGATATTTGTCATCAACATTGGTAATACTACTGACACTAGGTATTTCTTACAAGAAGGAGTTCCTACTCTAATTAAGTTAGCGCCTATTAGTTCTTTCAATACTCAGATTACTATTAACAATACTCCACAAATCAATGACATTAAAGGTCTAAAAGAAATGAGATTTCAACGTTTCATGTCTACTATGAAACTTCCTAGTTTCTCTCAATTGGATTTATCTGATGTTGATACTCTTAGTAATGCTCCTGTTCCATTTGAAACAGTGTTTGTTAATGACGAAGACTTTTCAGATGTTAGACATATTAATCTATCTAATACTAAGTTTTGGAGTGGAAGTTCTGAAGTAGGTACATTTACAGTTAATATTGAAAAGTATACTAAGTTGAAAGACTTAGATATATCTAATTCAATAGTAACTTCTATGTCTCTGCCTAATGCTTCTCTTGCATCTCTTAATATTACTAATAGTTCTATTGAGATTATTAACTTAGTTAATCAGCCATTCTTAGATAGTATAGATTTTAGTGGATGTAAAAGATTGAAATCTGTTACTATTGATTCTTGTGAAAAGATTACTGAATTAAATCTTAGTAATCTCGGAGATTTACATACTATTAATATTACTAACTGTCCTAATCTTGTTGCAATTACTTGTACCAATAACGTAAATCTTACTACGTTTAACGTATCTAACTGTAACAAAGTTAAGACTATTAATATTAGTAAATGTACTAATAGTGGATTAGATATTTATATTGTTGGTGCTCCTAATATTGAAGAACTTAATATTAGCAGTACTAATACTACTAAACCTATTCAAGCTGCTGCTGAATTGCCTAAACTTACTAAATTGATTATGAACAATACAAATATTAGTTCTATTCAATATGGTAATAAAACAATTCCTAAGTATAATAACAATCCTATCTTTGACGTTACTAATTTAAGACTTAGTACATTTACTGTTACTAGCGCAGCAGGAGTTCATTACTTTAAGTTCGATAATAATCCGGATGCTCCTGTTAGTATCGGTAGTAGTTTCTTTGTTGGATGTACTTCTCTTAAACGAGTATTTGGACATATTAAACTTACAGGTACTAATACATTTAGTGAATGTAATAATTTCTATATTCATGAACCACCCGCTTTAGTTAATGGTAAAACACCAATGTATGCTAATCAATACTATGGTTCTAAAACTAATACAACAGAAGGTAAAACTGAATGGGAAGCTAATACCAATCTTGGTACTAACATAACTATTGGTACTACCAATATGTCTAACATGTTCAAAGGAACTAATTGCAAACTCTTCGATGCTTATTATATTCTTTATAAATGTAATAATGTTACTCTGTTGACGAATTGTTTCTATGGTGCTAAAATACAACTTAGTATTGTAGATAGTTTCAATCGTAACATGTTTATTAACTGTGGTAAAGTAACTAATATGGATGGCATATTCTACAGTATCTCTGGTGGAACTTGTATTTTTTATACTTGTACTAGAAATAACAATGGAGAAATAACTAATAGAAATGGATTGTTATCTCCGCTTGTTAATCTTGTATCAATGTCACAAGCATTCTATTTTAATGGTAATAAATATACGGATGATTTCATATTTGCCAGACCTGTTGGTAATGTAGAATGGAAGATAACTCATTTATATTTAGTATTTAGTGGTGTACTTTGTTTCATTACTGATGCAAGTAGAGAGTGGACAACCGAACCAACTACTTCTGACTTTAGTGCTGCTAAAGCTAGTAGACTTCTTATTAATATTCCTAACTTAGATTATATTAATGAAATGTTTAACGGTTCTAATATTAATTTTGATCTAGTTGAGAATGACGATGAGAAGAAAACTAAGTATTGTCCATTGTTCTACAATAATACTAAATTACGATATATAACTAATAGTTTTAATAATCTTAATTATTCTACTGGTTCATTATTAAATGTATTTGGAGGACAAATTGAAGGTAAAACAGATAAATTCCCTAGGGTATTTTATGCTATTCAAAGAGCATTTAATGCTGCTAGCAATAGTACTATTGAATTCCCGATTCATAATTCTATGTTCCGTAGAATAAAAACTAGACTTAAATATATTACTAATGCATCTGCTACGAATGCAACTATTAATCCTTGTTTTACAGGATTTACTAAAACATTCTTTAAAGAAGATACGGAAGTATTTCCTTACGAAGTATTTAGTGGTTGTAGTGCATTAGTTGAAGCTCCCGGATTCTTTAGTAATATAAAATGTCCTACTGGAACTGTTATAGAACTACCTAAAGATATATTTAAAGATTGTATTAATCTTACTAATATATCATATGAGTTTTATAACATGGAGAACGTGAAGTACTCCCTTACGAGGGAAGGTTTTAAGAACTGTAAGATAGTTAATGCTGCTTACTGTTTTGCAGAAACTAACGTTAAGTTTGCTAAGACAGGAATGATACCTTATAAGTTATTCTATCAAGAACAACTTGTTAGTTCTACTATTAAAGGATGGAAAGAAGCAGATGCTGCTACTGATAATATAACTCCTAACTTTGGTATTGATTCTGATGGAAATTGGATTCCCGATGAAGAACTTCCAACTGCTATGCCTAAAGAACGTTCTTATAGTATAGTGAGAACTACTCGTAGAAAGAGTATTACTAACATGGCTTACTGTTTACAATACTTTCAAGCTACTGATGCTGCTTCTTATACTATGAATTATGGTAGTTTAAAGTCTAATGATTATGGTGATTTACTTATACCTAATGAACAATATAATCCTGTTAAGTATATAGTAAATCCTAATTATAATCCTAATGAATTCATTGATGAAGAGCAAACTATTCCTAATCCTAGTAGAGATATTCGTCGTATTATAGATAATCCTAATTATAATAAGTATGAACTTATTTGGAATGTCTATGCTTATGATGGTCTTGCAGGATTATACGATATGATTAGTAATTCAGAGTTATATGCTGCTGTTACTGCTGGTACTATTTCTGTTAGTCCAGATATTCCACAGGAGTTTAATGATCCTGCTGATGCGATTAGTGCTCCTGCGTCAGAAGCAACTAATCGTAAAATCATGAACTACTTCTGTCCGCCAGATTTATTCGCTAGTTGTAGTAATACTACGGGACTTAATGTCGTAGGAGTATTCTATTATAGTGGAAGAACTAATGGAAATTCTTCTTATAATTATATGAATTACGGTCTTCGTGGTCGTCCTTGTCCTTATTTGTTCAAACCTATATCGAATGTACAAAACATATCTTATATGTTTTGTATAATGCCGTTATTAGCTCCTTATAAGTGGAACAACACTACGACTAATGAAGAAGGTCTTGCTTATTCTACTGAGTTCTTTGCTAATATTCCTAAATTAGTTACAATGAGTTATGCATTTACATTTACTATTATTCCTAGTAAAGTAGTTATCGATCAATCTACATTTATTAATAACTTAAATTTACAGAATATAGATCATGCTTGGTTAGAATGTCAGTTCTTAGGAACTACTGCTGAAACACAAGTTCATGAGAATACATTCTCTCGTAATACAAATCTTAGAGATATTAGTTATTGTTTTGCTTCTGCAACTAATAGCGAAGGATGGAGCGGTCGAAGTCCTAAGAAGATTAGTTCTAATCTGTTTACTGCTAATAAGCATAAGAACATTACTAATTGTTCGGGAGTATTCTATGCTGCTACTGCTACTGTTGGTAGTGTTCCAGAGTTTTGGACTTGGCTTAATGCTCTATCATCTAATAATAGAGCTAACGTATTCTATCAAATGGTTAAAGCTAATCTAACTAATGGTGCGAGTATTCCTGCTATTTGGAATAATGGTATGACTTAATTAGTAATAGTTATGACATTAAAAATAAATTAGTATATTTGTGTGCTTCCCCCGTAAAGGAATGAACGGGTGGAAGCATTTATTATTAACTCTTTAAATAATATTGATATGGAAGGTAATTGTATTTATAATCGTGCTAATGCTGCAAATAGTCTACAAATTTCTATAATGGGTAATATTACAGGTGCTAACTTTAGTATTCCCGATGGTCGTGGTGGTAAAGAACCATTCTTGCTAAAGAACGTTACCGAAGAGAATATTACAGTTAGTGTTATTCTCTATGGTATGGAAGATCCTATTGAAACTATTGTATTTCCCGGTTGGAATGTTGAATTAGTTAAAGAAGTAGTAACTGCTGTTGAAGGTTTGCAATATGGGTACTAATATTAGCGGGCTTGGAATTGCTAATGCAATTGGTTTCAAGCCTAGAGTTGATGGTGGAAGACGTTTTCTTCCACCCAATATTCAATCGAGTTTAGTAAGTGTTATTTCTACTTATGGTAAGAAGAATACCGATAGTGATAGAGATACGCTTAAAGATTTAACTGGTAAAGGTAATGACTTTAAGTTATTCAACTTTAGTTTTTCAGAAGCTAGTGGATACGGAGAATATAAAACTGATTTTAATAAGAATTGGGCATTAGAAATGGCTGCTATTACTGGTAATCAAATTGTTACTTTTAATAGAGGCGATTATAAAGCCGGAGTATTCTTTCTAAAGATTCCTACTTCTCTTAAAGTAAATATTGCTTCTTTTACAGTAGATGTTGATTTTAAATCTAGTAAAGAAGATGCCGCTCCTTATTATTATTATTGGGATACTACTGGTAAAAGAAATCAAATTAGACTAGTTAAAGGTAAGAATGTTCTTCCTACTAATTATGCTTCTAATTCAACAGAAGGAACTACTGGTAGTGGATTTCATGATAATTTCTGCGATATAGTTACTATCAAACAAATTCCTGACTTCGAACATTGGTTAGTTACTGATGGAAATAACGATTTTATAGAATCAATTAAGCCAATGTCTGAAATGTTAGAAGGTAGCGATAGTTATACTGTTATTAGTATTATTCATCAGATAGAACTTAGTTCTAATACTTCATTAGGATATACTAATTGTATTAATTATCATACTTCGGACAAAACAATATATATTAAGAATATTATTAATAATAACGATAATACAGGAATATATGGTTATAAAGTTAGTCCTACTTTATTTACTACTATAAAAGATATATTAGGAGATAAAAATAATATTAGTATAAGTTCTTCTGGTACGAGAAGCGAAGTTCTTAATGGAAAATTCTCAGTAATTGGTTATAGAACTAGAGAAGGAAGTCTTGGTGAATTATCTAAAATCGCATATGCTGGAACTATTATTGCAAATAGAATTCTAACTTATGACGAGATAAATCAAATAATTGAATATTATAATCTTGATAGACCGGGTGAAATCATTAAACCTAGTATGCTTTACGATATTCGTAAACAAGGTATTACTAATGTTAATCATGCAGAGTTTAATGATGAACTTATTGATTATATTAATGGTTATAATATTAAAATGTATAATATGCTATGGGATAAACAATCTGGCATTGGTAATTATCCTATTAGTTTTAAAGATTATATATATCTTCCCGCTAGAGGTACTGTTGAAATAAATAGAGATAGTTTTGTTATTACTTCTAATACTAGTACTGGTAATTTATTAGAAGTTAATACTAAAACTAAAGTTCTACCTGCTTATAAAGTAAAGATTGAAGGAACTTCTACTATTAAAGAAGGAAATCTTAAATGGAGAATAACTACTACTGCTGCTGTAACTACTTATATAGATATATTTGAAGATGGTATTTATGATATTCCTGCTGCTCCTCAAACTGAAGAAGGTGCTTATAGTGGTTGGTGTATAAGCAAGTATAATGAAACCGTTAATGTAAAAGTTACATTGCTTGCTATTGATGATATTACTGATGCTATTGTTCTTAATGGTATAGATAACTTTGGTAAAGTTATTGATGTTCCTATTTGGAAAGATTATACTATTTGTGCTTTACGTAAATGGTTATATACTGCTAGTGTTGATAATGGTATTGGAGTAGGAAGTTTAGTATCTAAATCTAAGGTTGGTCAAGATGGAGCTTTTATAGCAGAACAATCATTTCTACTTAATCCTAATAAAACTGCTGGTTATAATTTCGGTGCTGGCAATAGTTCATTACTTAATGATAAAATCAATGAGAAATCATTTGCTATACAAACTAAATATACATATGGTATTGATCGCCAAACTCTATCGGTTGGAAGTGGTCTTGATACTAATACTCTATGGTTTGGAACTGTTCGGGATAACGATACTAGATTCTCATACCTTGCTTTATGGAATCTTATGTTATTTCCTTATAGTATGTCAAACTTCATTCTCGAACGTCAACTCAAGAAGTATAAGTTAGGTAGTCTTTATCCCGATAATAGTTTTCCATTTAGACCTGTTGTTACTGCTAATAGTAGTACTAAGTCAATTCAATATTTTGACGTTGTTACTGGTAAATCTCTTGCCGTTGGTGACTATGTTGCTAAAGAACAACAAATCCAATTGAATATCATGCTTAATGATATAGACGAAGTAATCAAAGTAACTATTGATGGTAAAGAAGTTCCGTTATATAGTTATAATGATGGATATTATCGTTATAGATTTAATATTCATAATTCATATCCTAAGATAGATATTACTATTCAAGAATATATTAAGTATGATGATATTGTTCAACCTTATCCTGTAATCTTTGTATTACAAGATAAAGAAAGTGGTAAAGAATTAACTTACGGAAATTATGTTAAAGTTGGCGATATTATTAAAGTTAAATCTGTTATTTATTATAATCAAGATTTATGGAGTATTCACGGTTATCAAATAGGAGATGATTCTAAGATTTATTCTTATAACCAACTTATAAACAAAGATATTGTAGTAACTAAACCATTATCTTTTGGTTGTATTAAGAAGTGGTTATTATCTACTGCTGAACCTTTATTTGTTTATGATCCAGCAATCTTTACTAATAATGCTATTAAAACTCTTGGTTATCTTCCTGATATAAGTGGTCAAAATAGACATCTTAAACTTTATAATTTCTCTTATGAAGGAATGAGTGGTAAAGATGGATATCTAGTTGTATTCGGAAAGAATAAAACTTGGAATTATCTAAGACCAGAAAATGATAATTGGAAATATGATTTAAGTTCAACTAGTATTACTATTTATAAAGCTCTTAATACTGCTGCTTTGTTGTTTACAATAATTAGACAATCCGGAGGAACTATTAAATCTATTTCAATCCCTAGTTTTAAAGTTAATATACGTGGTTTACAAAATGAAGAAAATATTAGATACCGTTATATTTCTAACGATAATCCTTCAACTTATACTGATATTACTATAACAAAGAATGGTGAATACGAACTTCCAGCTTGTGTTCCTCTTCAATCAGATTCTACTATTCCCGATGCTTTTATTGGTTTTCAAGTTAAATTAAATAATAATGAAAGCGTAAAAGGACTTATTATTGAAATTCTTCCAAATTATGAAGGAAGTCTTTATTTTGATGGTGTAAATGATTATGGTACTGTTCAAAATCTTGATCATGGTGGTAAATGTTTAATTAGTAAATTAAATTATAATTTAAAGTCATCTATTATTTATGATCAACGTAGTACTTTAGATAATACTCCAGATACTAATACATTTGCATTATATATTGGTAACAATAACAATAATGTTTATTCAGAACGTTTAACAGGCGATGTTTATATAAATAATGTATTAAATAACTATATTGGTAATACTGATTTAAATAACAATACTCATGTTGTTACTGCTACATGTTCTATTGTAGATTCTTCTAATTCTATAAGTCCTATATTTGGAAAATCTAAAACAGGTAGTACCTATGCTCAGTTTGCCATGTATAGAACTATTCTTCTTCCAGAGATCCCTAACGATACTGATCGTGCTATAATTAATAATTGGTGTGGTCTTCCAACAGGTTATCTTCCGAAGCCCGAATATTATTGGGATGTTACTGGTAAATCAAATAGTGATACTGCTACTCGAAACACTATTAAGAATCTAGGTACTGCTAAACCTGTTGCGTCTACTTCTGATGAAGATGCTTATTCTTTAGAAAATAAGAATGTTGCTTACGAAGGTATGTCAGGTTATAATGGTTATCCTGTTGTGTTTGGTGCAAATAAGACTTGGGAAACTTATGCGACATATAACTTTACTAGTACTATAAATGATAATAAATTGCATATTACTAAAGTATTAAATTCTAATGGTCTTATATTTAGTTATGTAAAACGAAATGATGAACTATTAAATATTAAAGAAATACCTTCTTTTAATATTAAAGTAACAGGACTTGAAGGAGAAAGTAAATTGCTATATTTTTATCTTAGTGAAGAAAATGCTGCCAACATTACTATATTAACTTTAGAAAATGGAGTTCATAAAATACCTAAGTCACTTATTCCAACAAATGCTTTACCAAATAGTACGTGGATAGGATTTAAAATTACTTCAATTCAAGAGGGAGTATCAAGTTTTGATTGTGATATAACATTAGAAATACTTTCTGAATATCCTAATGGTCTTTGTCTTGATGGTATTACTAATTATATAGAATGTGCCAATGTTCCTGCATTTACTGATTATACTTATATCATTAAATTTAAAGACTTTGATGATAATCTTTATAATAGTTGTGTTCAATATAAAGGTCCTTATAAACAAGGAGGTTCTGCATTTGTTCAAGATTATATTAGTACAGATCATTCAAAATATCAACTTAGTTTTGGAGGAAGTAACAAAATTAGTAATACTATTAGTATAGGATTTTGTACTAAAACAAATTATAACGGTAGTACTATTAATTCTGGAACTAATTCTGATGGATTAGGTATAGTAATTGGTAAGTGGGCATCATATCGTAAAATGATATTCTATAAAGAAATGTTATGGAGTAAATCAATTAATAATACTTATCATATTAATATGCTTCGTAATCTTATTAATAACGGTGGTATTATTGATCTTAACGATTCTATATTTGATCAAACTTCTAATGAGTAATATATTTATTGTGAAACAAATTAAATTAATTAAATTATGGTTTATGTAATTGTTACAGTTACGTGGTTAATAGGTCACGGATTACCTATTCTCGCACATCAGAGAAAAAGTAAAGATGGTTCTAAAGTTCTAATTGGTTATGAACAGATTGCTCCTGTTCTTACTCAAGCAGACGAAGAGAATCTAACTAAGTACTATTGGGATAGTCAAGAACTAACTGAAGTTCTTAATGGTGAAGAATGGAGTTGGGAAGAAGAAGGACAAGAAGTTCCGGTTGATACTAACTTTAATTCTTTTCTTACTATTGCAGCAGGAATTAGTTATGCTAAACTTCATATTAACGAATATAATTTCGATAATGTTAAAGCTCTTCAACTTAAAGAACTTTATCCTGCTTGGGAATCTTTCTTTGATAAGATTATTAAAGTAAATACTATTGTTAATTACGAAGGTAATCTTTATCGGTGTATTACTGAATCCTCCCCCGTAAGAGAAGGAGCTACACCAGTTGATTCTATTGAAAACTATGAACTAATCGAATAAAACGATAACTCTAATAGTATGCACTTAAAAGGCTAGGTTAAAACAACTTAGCCTTTTATTTTGTTCACTACTCAACTATATTTTTACTAAGATTTAATCAGATTGTTAATTAGCGATAATGCTCGAATTATTCATAACTCCGTTTGTTTTAATGGTGTAATAGCTATTACAGATTCCCTTAATTTTAAAACTTAAACCTTATTGTTATGCAAGTAATTGAAAAAGTAAAAGTTGTTCCCGAAGGTTATAACGGAGCAGGAATGGACGGTTACAATCGTCGTGATGTTAACGGTAAAGCTAATGCCGGTTTAACTCTTGGTATTATTGGTACTGCTCTTGGTGCTTGGGCATTGTTTGGAAACAATCGCCGTTCAACTGGTTTGTTAGGCGCAGCTGGTGGTGGCGGTATGCTAGGAGATAGTTCTACTAATATCAATGTTGTCGGTGCAGGAATTGGTGCAGGAACTGCTGCTCCTAGTGCTTTCCAAGCATGGGCTAAATCTTGTGAAGATACTCTTGCTTTGCAAGGTGGTCTTTATCAGTGGGCTTTAACTCAGCAGAACCAACGTTTCCAAGATCGTCAAGTTATCGACAGTGAAATATTCGGATTGTATAAGTCTCAGATTGATGCCGACTTCTCCTTATATAAAGGACAGCGTGATAACTACGATGCTCTTAAAGCAGAGATTGACAGTCTTAAATGTCAGGTTGCTGTTAACAGTGCTGTTCGTCCGTATCAAGACAAGCTTATTCAGTGTGAGATTGAAAAGGCATTTACTGCTGGTATTAACTACGTTGACCGTAAGACTTGCAATGTTATCTACGGTGTTACTGTTCTTCCTAATGAACCTACTACTACTGGTCTTGTTGGTAGAAACGCTAACGGTTGTTTGCCATGTGGTATGTCTCAGACTACTCCTGCTCCGGCAGCATAATGTTATTCAAGTAATTAAATACAATAGATAGATAGAGTTATGAATCAATTTATACTAGGTGGTGGTGATCCAGTTTTAGCAGGTACTCAGATTGATGAACAGATTCAACTGTTAGAAGGTCAGAAGCAACTGTTAATGGCACGCCAAAGACAAATGCAACAAGGTGCTATTGTTCAGCAACAGCAACAACTCGGTCAACAACCTCAAGTCGCTCAAGTTAGTCTTTGGGATAGTATTGATGCAGAAGTTGAACCTTTAACTAATGAACAACGTCAACTACTACTAAGTAATGAAGAATACGTTAATAACTATAACGCTCTTCAAAACATGGTACAAGTAGAAGTTCTTAATTTAGTTAGAGCTAAGATTGAAAATAGTGAAGAAGGTCGTAATCTTCTAACTACTCAACTTAAACTTGTTAAGTCTTTAAAAACTGGTATTGTTGAAAAGACTCAAAGAGATATGGAATTGTTTAATGCTTTCAAGGAAGCTAGTAAAACTAATCCTAGTTTAACTTACGATGCTTTCATTAATTCTTTAACAAATGGTACAGCTAGATAAAGTTAAGATTAAGATTCAAGAATATATCTTATCTCAGATAGATAGTCTTGGTGCTACTAATCCAGCTATTAAATTAGTGAAACCTTTAGCTAAACGTGCTATTGTTAACAATATGGATGGTATTGATAAATGGTTAAGAAAGATTGCCGATGCTGATGGTTACACTATTGGAGATATTTATGTTGCTATTAATGCACAGTATCATGATTATTGCGAACTGTTTGAGAAATGGTTTGGTAGTAACTTTGATGAAAAGATTATTGCTAGTGCTGTTGACTTTTGGTTCGAAGATGATGATTTCGATGGCAACAAGGTATGGAAGTACTTCAACGAGATGTAATCCCTACTACAACTAACTGATATAAAGAGAATTACAAAAAGTAGCTCTCTTTATTTGTATATACCAATACAATAAATAACTTTGTATCGTATTAAACATAGAAAACATTAAAAACATCGTACTCATGGGAATTGTGGTTAAAGTATTATTCGTACTACTATTGATGATAGTCATAGCTAGTTTTGCTTTCAAAGAGATTAAAGATGTGATTCCTGCTAAAACATTAATTTGGATTAAAGTTATTAGCGTTATCCTTTGTGGAACGTTCGGTATGTTACTGTTTATCTTATGAGTTTCCTGTCACTTCTCGAAGAGATTATCAGAACTACTGCCGAAAGTTTTGATTTTGGATTTGTAATCAGCGTTAACGTTATTGCTTATCTTGTAATTAGCGCAATTGATGCTAATAATGGACTAAAGCCTGTTAAAACATGGACTAAAAGAGTTATTACAATTGCTTGTGCATTTATCCTCGGAATCATCTATTTTAGTTTGAAACTTGGAGATGTTAAAGTTTTGATTAATAGCATTATTCTCGCACCTGTTGTTTGGAGTTGGATTATTAAACCTATTTTTGTTCGATTTGGTATTGATTATAAAAAGATTGAGAGAGAAGATAACAGTGATAATTGAGTTGCTGTTACCACCCCTGTAAAGGAGTGACTTAGAGCTAGTACTGCCGATTGTACTAGCTCTTCTTGTATCCGGAAGTCATGTACGGTTCACATCTCTTTACGGGGGAAGTAACAAGCAAGACACCCTCTATTTAGTATCTCTCGTGCCCTACATTGAATTCACACCCTCAACCTTAACAACTAATCGACTTTGCATTAACCTTGCCTCTGAGCCTCTTAAAATGCGTCGTCCATCAATTTATCTTTACAAACTATCCTTTTCGTCTAGGTCTTGCTGCTACTATTAGAGTTATTGCTCGTGTTTCTATTGTTCTTGTTTCTATTGTTCTTGTTTCTATTGTTCTTGTTTGTTATTGATGAAATAATTGTTATATTTGTTAGCAACTAATATTTATAACAATGGCTTCGATTAATCAAATTGTTTCTGAGATAGCTCATGCTGTTCATCAAAGTAATAATCATGTTGCACGAATGACAATTCGTTCTGCTGTTATTCATACTTTTAATGAACAAGTTCGTCAAAGTTACGAACGTCATGGAGCTATTGATAAGATACTTATGCAACGTTATCGTATAAGTATTATTGATGTTCCCGATGGAGATATATTTCAATCTTTAGTTACTATAAAGTATAAGGTCAAACGTAGTGCTCAAAGAGTTCCTCGTCCTGTAAGACTTGAAAACAATCTCCCTTTTCTAAGTGTTCGTACTGTTGGATTCGATAATTTAGCAATTCCTTTTATTAAAGAGAGTTCTTCTAAGTTTTATGCTGAACTTCCCGGTATGTGTAAGTTGCCAACTTATGATTATATAAATGGTTATTTATATATCAATAGTCAAGGCAATCCTCTTATTAATTCATTAGGTGCAATTGTTATTGAATCTCCGTTTGAAATACCTACTGAAATTCCTATTGAAACTCATAAAGGAATTGTTGATAATAGTGGAGATGATAACGAGTTTGTTATTCCCGAAGATATGGTTGAACGTATTAAGGATGTAATATATAGACGTAACCTACTTAATGTAGAACGTATTACTAATGAAGTTCCTGTTAAAGATAATATTAATCAGAATCCCGATATAGAAGTATGATAAGTCCAAAGATGGATAGATATGATTATCGTCATATGTATAAATGTTTCATTGAAACAAGTAATGAAGATTATAAACTTACTCTAGGTAAGATAAATCATTATTCATCTTTATTAAACAAGCTAAAGTTCAATATTGAAAGTCGTAGAGATGAAGTACGTAGTATATTTGGTATTTGTCTTTATAACTTTTGGGAATGGAATACTGATGAACCAGACGTTAATCATAGACTAGAGAACAATGTTGATAAAGTCTACGCTATGTTCTCAGAAGCTAAGCAATTAAAGTATGGAGATATTTATAATACTTTTAAACGTTATTTTGTTGTTATTGGTAAACTTCAAACTAATAAGAATCTGTTAATTCGTATTAAGAACCGTAAAGATATAACTCTTCCACAGTTTCGTAATTATCTATATAGATTCTATGAACAAGTTAATAGAGAAGTTCTTCGAGGTAAGATAGTTAAATTCAATAATAAACTTGGTTGTGCTTTAATTGAAAGAGTTCGTAGAGGCGACGTTTATAATAGTACTGGAAATCTTATTAAACGAAAGAAGATGATAGATTGGCAAACAACTCGTAAGAACAAAGCTAAACTTATCGAAGAAGGTAAGATTCCATATGATCATGACGATGCCATTGCTGCTAAACGTAAAGGTGTTCCATATAATGGTGTTGAATATGTTGCTTATCTTCAAAGTCAGTGGTGGTGTCAGCTTGTTCTTGTAGATGCTAATTTTAAGTTTAGAGGTTTATTTAAATTCATTCCTTGTAATAAAAGAACTGTTGAGACTCTTAAAGTTATGATGTCTAAATGTAATTCAATTGAAGATATTATTAAATATCCAATTGATACTATGGCTAGACTATCTATGATTATTAAGTTTGATGAAACTTATAGTATTAAATATATAAGAAATGATGAACAAAGAGGTATTACCGATAGAAGGCATAATTGCCCGTTTAGATAATGACTTCAATATAATGACAAGTGATTACATTCCTCGTGTAGCAGCTTGGTGTATTGATGCTATGAATGAAATGGGAATCCTTCAATATGAGAAAAAAGAAATGGTTGTGGAAGTTCATGATAGAATCGCTGAATTTCCTTGTTGTGTAAATGCATTTAGTGTTTATGTAGATGGTTGTGAAATACCTAATGCTAAAGAATCTAAAAGCTGTTGTAATCAATCTAGAACTTATTACTTTGAAGAAGATAAAAGTAATACTAAACGTAGTAGACGTGTAGTAGAACCCTATCCCGAACATGATTCTAATCGTAATTATGTTTATGTTCAGAGTAATAATTCTATTGAATTAAACTTTGACGTAGATAAAGTTACAGTTAAATATCTTTCTGTTAAGTCAGTATATAGTAAAACATTTCATTGTGATATTCCTGTTATTCCTAATAACGGTAAATTAGTTACTGCTTTAGAATGGTATTGTATATGGAAGATATTAAGTAGAGGAACTAAACATCCTGTTTATTCTTTGCAAGGTAATCAATTAGTTAATCCTTATTATCTTTGGAGAGAAGCTCGTAACGCTGCTAAAGCATCTGTTATTATTGATAGTCAAGGCGACATTTATAGTGGTTGGTCGTCTATGTTCTTCAATGCAACTTTTAGACCAAGAAGCTAATGGAAATAATCAAAGAACTAAATAAAGATGATGGAATAGAATTTATCAAGAACGGTTCTATTACTCATGCAATGAATATAGTAGTTTCTAAAGATGGCAATTCTATTGAGAATGAAAAGTCTTTAGAAACTATTGTTACTTTAGACGAAGATTTAAAGATTGTAGGTATTATTCCTTGTGCTACTGAACTTGTTATATTCTGTGATAATAATAATATTTATCGTTTCGATGAAGAAACACAAGAACTTAATCAAGTTGCTAATTCTTGGAATTGGTATGGTGGTGAAGTATTTGGTACTTATACTTATAATGTTCGTGGTGATCTTATTGTAGCTATAAGCGAACGTAATGCTGATAAAGACGTTCCTCTTAAAGTTATAAATCTAAATAATGCTGACTTAGGTTCTGATGATATTTATACTCTTAATCCTGCTATTCCACAAGTAACAGTACTTGATAGCGGAACTACTGTTGGAGGACGAATGAGAGTTGGAACTTATTTAGTATTTATTCGTTTTGAAATTAGTAATTATGAATATACTAGTTGGAAAGACTTAGGAACTATTATATATATTGATGCTCCGTTTAAGACTGGTTCTATTTCTTCTATTACTCTTCAAGGTAGTAGAGGAACTACTCGTAATTGGGACCCTACTTATTATCTTAATGATGGTTATGCAGAGGATACTGATTATGCTTCTAGTTCTATTGATTTAGATATTCAAATAGATAATAAAACTAGTAACAAATTTAAGTCATTCCAAATTGCTTATGTTTGTACTTATAAAGATGGAATAGAAGCATTTAATCTAGGTAGTTATCAATTTAGTGATAGTGGTAAATATCATATTACTGGTAATCGTAATGTACTAGAAAAACTTTCAGTAGATGAAGTTCTTAATTCTGCTAATAACTTTAATATTTATAATGTTAAAACAATGTGTAACTATGGTAATAGATTATATGTTGCTAATTATAAAGAAGAAAGTCGTAAGTTAGATATAAGTAAGATAGATACTTCTAATATTAGAGTTGGTGTTTATGCAGATAAAGACGAGTATGGAAATACTCTTAATTATATAGTAGATGCTAAACCTATTGAAGATGAAGTCTATCGTTTCTACGTTCATTATGTTTATCCTGACGGAAGTTATACAGATGGTATTATTATTGAGAACAATAATATGCGTACTGGCGATACTAAGAAAGGAGTTCAAATAACTATTGGGACTTATAGTAATACTCAGACTGGCGAGTACGATAGACCGATCTATATGACTTGTTATGACGACACTAAAGTATCTGATGTAGTTGCAGCTATTAGAGCAGCTAAAACTAATCCTTCTTATCCTAACTATAATGATAGTACTATTAAAGACAAGTTAGGACTTATTGCTATGTCTGAAACTGAAGGTGTCGATTACTATTGGTTTAATCTCGATCCTCGATTTGAAACTAATAATACTCGTAGAATTACTTATCTTTGTCCTTATACTAATAATAATGGAGATCGTTTATTCCGTACTCCACATAGAATTAAAGGAAACTTTGTATTCGATAATATTCCAATGTATGAAGGATTTGTTGGATACTTTATTAGTTATGAAGAAATAGATAGTATTATTATTGGTGATGGTATAATAGATCAACATAGAGATATGGCTATTGGTGCTACTTCTGTTACTCTTAGAAATGCTAACTTTCAAAGTTTAGCAGCTGATACTGTCGAAACTCAATTCTATTCAGAAGATATTTATGTTACTAAGAAAGGCGGAGTTCCTAATATTCTTATAGATCTTCTTTATACTACTTTCAAAACTAGAGATCAAGCTACTACACAAGATGTTTCTACATATGTAACTTGGGACTGTTTTCCCGGTAGTTCAGAAGAATATACGATGGCTAATCTTAATAGTTATCTTGACGTTACTAATTCTACTATTATTGCTCTTTCTCAATATACACAACTTGTATCTACTGAAGCAGGTCAATATTATAAACTTAGTTTCTATGCTAATGGAAGAAAGCCAACTCCTGTTGCTATAAATAATAATAGTAATGGCGAATCACATAAATCTACTACTATTGGTAGACTTCTTCGTATTAATCAAGAATTATATATTCAGAAAGATAACGTTAAATTAGTAAGACTAGCTCCTAATTTCTATACTACTAAAGAAACTAGTAGTTATGGAAATAATGCACAAAGACAGAATGTTTCCGGTTATACTAGATTCAGTTCTATCTTTATGTTTGATGGACGTGGTGTTGAATTTGCAGGAGAATGGCAACCTATTTATGCTATTGATCCTGCTAATGTAGTCGGTAAGTATTATCTTGCATTTGTTAATGACCCTAATACTAATACTAGTGGTCGTGATATGATGCATGTTAACGCTGTTCAAATCTATAAGCAAGTTCGTTATCCTCGTTCTGCTAAGATTAAAGTAGGTAAAGTTCCAGAAGTATATTTTAGTTATCGAGATAATAGTGAAGATATCATTAAGAACATATTGAATAAACAACTTACTGCTGCTACTCTTTATGGTCTTTATGAACTTGCTTCTAGATATAGTGATTACTCTCGTCCTTTACTTAATGCTTATAATCCTACTGCTCTTTCTAATCAAATAGAAAGTTATGGTAAGTTTATTCGTAGAAGTAATGTGATTCAATCTGAATCTACTAATAATGCTTGGAGACAATTTCCTGCTGATGGTTATAAAATTATTAGTGAGAACAAAGGAGACATTATTAATATCTTAGGTATCGGTGTTTATCTTATTGCTCATTGTGAACATTCAATGTTTATCTTTAATAGAGATAGTACTCTTGCTACTCGTGATAAAGATGTGCAAATGTATATGCCAGATGCTTTTGATACCGAATATCAAGAAGTATTTACTAGTGAAAAAGGTTACGGAGGTTTACAAGACTTTACTTCTTTTACTTGTAATGAAGTAGGTTATATATTCTTCGACAGAAGTAAACGTAAGATATATCGTTTTGATGATAAGCAACTTAATGATATTACCGATGGTATTCAACAAGTAACAGATAGATTTCTTACTGCTAATACTCGTATTGATCTAGGCATGGATAAGGAAGCTAATCGCTTGCTCCTTTCCTTTACGGGGGAGGATACTATCGTTACAACTTCTTATTCATTTATAACTAATACTTGGGTAAGTCATCACGATTACTTCGCTAAATACTTTAATACTAAGACTTCTCTTTATACTACTAATGATATTTCTAAGAATATTGTTGGTCGTATTGGAGATATTAAAGTAGATACTTATCTTGATTATGGAATATTTAAGATTCCAGCAGATAAGAATGTGTTCTATCTTGGTGATAAAGATTCTCATTGTGCAGTTGTAGATATAGTATTTAATCTTCAGTTTGAAACAATTAAACTTCTTAATTATATCACTTATGATATAAGAAAGCTAGGTAATATTAATTATAGCGGAGATAAAATTCTTATATTTACAAACTCTTGTATATCATCCGAATGGGATATTAGTAGTGAAGAACGTAATGTTCCTAATCTTACTAAGGCATATTATGAACACGGTAAATGGAACTTTAATTACTTCCGTAATATAATTCGTTCTGTTGAGACTATCGAACCAATAGAAAGAATCACTGGAAAATATGCAATAGAGATATTAGATGATGAAGATAAGAATCGTATTACTGAACTTACTCGTTATAATAGACGAGATAGTTTAATTAATGGTAAATATATTGGTATTCGTTTTATCATTCATCAAACAGATGCGAAAGTTACACTAAGTAATGTTGAATGTTATATTAATAAATATAGAGAATAATGGTAACAACAGTTAGACAACAAAGACCTAAAGCGTTTATTGGTACTGCTATTTCAGTTGGTACTCAATTGATAGGTGGTATTATCGGTGGTGCTAAGAAACGTAAGGCTGAGAAAGCTGCTCAACTTGAAGCAGAACGTAGACAAAAGATGGATAATGCTCAACAGCAAGCTGGTATTCTTACTCAGCAAGCTGAACAAAATGAAGAAGTTTATGATGATATTCGTAATCAACTTATGAAGAAAGGTGGAAAGACAAACCTCCCCCGTAAAGGAGTAACACCAGTTATAACTTCTGGTGGTTATGCTACTCCTATTGGTAATAACTCTTATCTTCTTCAAGGTCGTAAACATGCCGAAGGCGGTATTGTTATTGGTAAAGGTAAGAACAGTATCGAAGCAGAAGCCGGAGAAGTTGTTAAGATTGATAAGAAAGATAAAGAGATGAAGATTCTTAGTACTCTTCCTCTTACTCGTAGTGGTCTTTCTCCTGCTGCTAAAGCAATTAGTAATCCTAAACAAACTGATTCTGCTTTTAAAGAACAAGAAAGTTTTAAGAAAGAAAAAGGTATTACTAATTCTAAAGTTGCTAAACTTGGTGCTTTAAGTAAGATTGGTTCCTTTCTTAAAAAGAATGAAGATGTAGTTAGTAGTGGTATTGGTGCAGTTGGAAGTTTAGTTAGCGGCTTAATGAATAAGTCTAGTATTAATAATATTCAAACTCCACAAAAGCCTCAGTTAGTAGCTCCTGCAAAACTGAAGACTACTATCAATGTTAATCCTCAATTGTCAGATATTACTGAGAATGAGTTAACAACTCGTAGAGATATAGCAGGTAATACTTCTAGTTCTGTCGCTAGTCTTGCTAGACGTCAACGAGTTTCTAATGCTTCTCTTTCTGAGCGTAATCGTATTAGAGGTGAGAAAGAAAATATAGAGACTCAATTGAAAAACCAAGATGCAATAAATCGTCAAAGTGTAGCTGCTCAAAATGCTGCCACTACTAATGCTTACAATAATATAGTTACTCAGATTGAGAATGATAAGATTCAAGCCATTGCTAACAATCGTACTGCAATGATTGACAGTATTACTGGTGCTGTTCGAGATTATCAACTTGGAAGAGATAAAAAGAAAATGGATAAACTTCGTCTTGCTGCTCAAATGTCTGCTACTCCCGAACAAGTAGATTTGTTTGAAAAGAACATAGATAAGAACATGAAAAGATTATCTAAGATGAGTTATCTATATAGATGTGGTGGTAAACGTAAAACTAAATAATTGAAGTTATGCCAATAGATATTAAAACATCAGGTTATCAGAAAAGGGAACGGGTTGCCGCTCCCTTAGATGCTTATTCTGCTACGCTTAATACGTTACAGCAGAAGCATGAAACTGCTATTGATACTGCTAATAAGATTAAAACCTTTCTTGCTAATAAGGAACTTAATGAAGCAGAAAACAAATGGCTTACTGATTATAGTCAACAAATTAATAATCAAATTGAAGCTGCTGCACAAGAAGGAAGTTATGCTACTGCTTTAACTACTGCTACTAAGTTAGCAGGAGAAGTTGCTAGCAATCCTGCTTTGATTGGTCGTGAAAGATATCAGCAACAATACAAGAAGTTTCAAGATGAGATTAATTCTAGTAAAGAATACGATGGTGATATTAAAGCATATGCTTTAGCTCAAAATAAATATAACTATCAAGATACTACTGATGAAAACGGTAGAATTACTGGCGGTACTACTTTTACTCCTAATTATCGTCCTGTTACTCAAGTAGATATTGACGAGATATATCGTAAAGCATTGTCTACTGTTGGTGTAGATGTTTCACAAGGAGAACAATTAGTATGGGGAGATGATAAGGGTAATATTAAACAAAGTGGTGCTAGTATTGCAGAAGGAGATTTACCTTATCTTAAAACTGCTAGCGGTATTAAGAAATTAGATGCTGCTAAGATTCGTCAAGCAGTCGAAGCTGCTATTAATCAAACTCCCGGTGCTCGTGCTTCTCTTAAACAAGATTATATTGTTAATGCTTGGAAAGCTAGTCGTGGTGATAAGAATAATCTTGTTACTAAGAAAGACGGTACTATTATGAGTCAAGAAGAATTCGAAGAAAATCTACTTGCTCCTAGATATGCTGCTTCTGCTTACAAACATGTTAGTTCTAGTATTGATACTAGTATTGGTTTCTCTATAATGGAATCTCGTCGTAAAGAAGCTGCTGCTGCATCTGCTAAAGCTGCTAAAACTGCATCAGCTAATCCTAAAGAACTTAGAGTTATTACAGATTTTTATTCTCCTTTTGGTGCTCGTGAAGTTCAACCGGATACTCCTAGTAAATTAACGTCTGCTCTTAATGATGCTCAAACTAGTTTAGGAAATATGTATGCTCAGTATAATATAGATAAAAATCTTACTGACGATCAAGCATATGCTGAACTTCGTGCTCGTATTAATCAAAATGTTAGTATTACTGATAATGCTCGTAATGAATTATTAGCTCAAGCTGAGAATCTTCGTAATATTATTCAAACTAATACTAACCGTCTCGAAGCTATGAAATCTCATCTTACTGAACAAGAAGTTCAAGCTGTTGATTTCTTAGGTAAAAGATTTAGTAATGGTAATATGGCTAGTAGCGATAATCCATATCAGCAAAAGTATGCTAAAGCTATTAATAAATTATTTGTAGAATCTAATGGTAAAGTTAATGATAGAGTATTAGTACGTAATACTCCGGATAATCTATCTACTATTCGTACCAAACTTGCTAATTTAGGTTTTACATCTAAAGACATTCGTTATCAAAAAGTAAATGGCGATGAGTATATTTATATATCTAAAGATGCTTATACTAAAGCCGCTCCTGAAATAGCAGATATTATTGGTAATAGCCAAGTAGGATTTTCTAGTTCTTCTCAAGAACTTCCTACTAAGTTTGAATCTCATGCTAAAATATATAATGGTTGGGAAGGAAGAGATAGAAAGAATTCTATTGCTAGTATTTATAGAGAAGTATCTAATTTATCTAAACAATCTACTGAAAGATTAGATAGTAGTTTTCCTAGTAATTTTGTTCAAATACAGAATTTCTATATTCCTCAAACTGTTACTGTTGATGGTCAAACAATGACTAAGAATCTTCTCGATGATTATTCAGAAGCTGCTATTAAGAATCTTTCTACTGCTGATGGAGGAGCATTAAAGATTCTTATGCGAGATAAAAGCGGTAAACTAGTTCAAGTAGAAGATAGCGAAATGCGTAGAAATATTGTTGAGAACATTGCTGCTAGTTATACTCAAGATAAGAATAGAGTAATTCCGGGATGGGCTGTTGATAGTGCTACTGGTGAATATGGTATGACAGTTACTCTTCCATATATTCCAAAGACTACTAAAAATAGTCCTAGAAGAGCAGATGGTAAAGAACCTAATTATCTTGATGCAGGTAGTTATTTTATAGTAGGTGCTCCACTTAATAATGTTATTAAACAGTTCTCAGAAATACCTGCTGTTAAAGCAGCTCGTACTGTTTATGGAATTAAATATAATTCTGCTTTACAACGTGGTTATAAACTGTCTGATTCTGAATTAGGAGATGGAAGTTATGAAGCATTTTATAGTACAGACGAAAATGGTAATCCTAGAATTACAGTAGAAACTGGTAGTGGTCAAATTACTGGTAATCTTCAAGATATGACCGATCTGCTTACTAATAATTATGCTAATAAAGCTACGCTTGCTCCTGTTAAATTAGAGATTGAAAAACTACAAGCTCGTAATGGCTCTATCGCTGCTTCCCCCGTAAAGGATCAAGATAATGTGATTGCCGGAATATTCCATAAAGTCATGGTAGATGCAGGTGTTAATTCTATTACTGAAGTTCCTATTGAACAACGTCCTGCATTATTCCAACGATTCAATTCTATGTATCGTAATCTTACAGGTGAAAATGTTAGTACTGATTTTCAACAACAAATGATTGAATTATTAAAGTAATTATGCCCGATAATATATTTGAAAAAGTTAAGGTTACAGAAACAGCTCCAACTAGTGTTGGGGCTAATTCTGTTAATGAACCTATCAAGTTATATCAGCCTGATGCTGAATCAATGAAGAAAGATGTTCTATCTAATATGATGGGAACTAATGTATTTACTGGTAAAGCAGAGGATTATGATAGTCTTGCTAGTTATGGCGCTCAACCTAATCAATATCAATCTCAATCAGAACTTGAAAAACTTAGAGCTAAGAATCAGTCTGCATGGAAACAAGCAGGTAATACTTTAGTTCAAACAATAGGTACAGTTATTGGAGATACTGTTGGTGGTGTAGGTATGTTAGTAGATATTGCTACTGGTGGTCTTTGGGACGATAAACCTTTTAGTAATCCTATTACTCGTGCAGGAGACGCTATTTCTGATTATGTTAGAGATGAGCTTGCTCCTATCTATCGTGAAAATCCCGATAAAGCATTTGACTTTGATGACTTCTCAGGTTGGTTCTTTAGTCAAGTTCCTAGTATTGCTAGTTCTCTTTCTCTTATGATTCCTGGTATGGCTTTTGAGAAAGGTGTTGGTGCAATAGGTAAAGGAATTGGAGCATTAGCTAAAACTAGTAGTCCTGTTGCAAGAGCTATGAATAAAGCTCGTGCAATTACTAAACTAGATAATGCTTATAATATGGCTAGAGTTCAAGCTCTTGCTAAAGATGGTATTACTGCAATAGGTATGCGTCTTGGTGAAAACTATCAAGAAGCTCGTGGTGTTGCAGAACAGATTCATCAAGAAGCTACTGATCTATTTAGTAATATGTCTGATGTTGAATATCGTAAATGGTTAGAAGATAATCAAGACATTGTTAACGAAGCAGGTACTGATGATAAAGATGCGATCGCTAAAACTATTGCTGATAAAGCATCTATGAGAAACTTCTCTTATAATGCTGCCAATGTAGTATTTGATTATATGCAGCTTCGTGCTGTTAATAAGATGTTAGGACAAATTAATCGTGCTATTACTCCTAGACTTCGTTATGCTCAGAATCAGACATTAGATAGACTTGCTTCTACTGGTGTTGAAGGAGCTAGTCAAACATTAGGTCAAGCTGCTAAATCTACTGTTACTGGTATTGCAGGTAAGTTTAATCGTTTAATTAACTCTAGTGAGAATCTTCTTGTATCTGAATTATCAGAAGGTGTTGAAGAAGCAATTAACTATGTAGGTCAAGAAGAAGGAACTGCTTACGGTCGTTATCTTCTTGGACAACTTAACGATTATAAAGGAGATATTTCTATTGATAGAATACGTAATTATCTACAAGACCCTCAGTTATATAATTCTGCTCTTTGGGGAGTTATTGGTGGAGTTGTATTTGGTGGTACTATGTCTGCTATTAATAATCGTAAAGGAGGAATTACTGATGAACAGATTCGTATTGCTGAGATAACTGGTCGTGAACAAGTATTTAATCAGTATCAAAATACAATGTCTCAGATAAGTCAAGGTCTTAATCCTTATGATTTTGAACGAGATGCTAATGGAAACATTATTCATTATCTAGATGATGGAACTGTTAGTCAAGATATTAGTGTTGGTACTCCTCGTAATGCTAAGTTAACTCCGGAAGAACAAGAGACAATGGCTAATGAAGCTAAAACTAGATTTGTTTCTAGCCTTACTCTTAATGCTATTCGTGCTGGTAATTACGAATTACTTCAAGATTATATTAATGATCCTCGTCTTAAGAAGAAACTTATAGATAATGGTTTAGCAGAAGAATCTAGTTTTACTAATGACACTGCTGAACTTAATGCGTTAATGGAGAAGACTCTTGAAAAGTACAAGACTTATTCTACTGCTATGCGTAGTGCTAACATTGAAGATGCTCTTCTTGATATTGCTATTAGTGAGAATATCTTTAATTCTAATGAAGCAGATTTACTAGATCAACGTATTCAAAAGATTCAATCTATTCAAAATGAATTAGAACAATCTATTCCTCAACTCGGAGAATATGTTGACCCTATGGTTAAGAATCGTATTCTTATTTCTAGTCTCGAAGAATATCGTAAAGAAGCATATGAACTATATAGCAAAGTTAAAGATAGTAAGAATCCTATTGATAAACTTACTGCTTCTAACTATAAAGATTTAATAAATACTATTGAACATAAAATAGATGATGCTAATAATTTACTTACACCTTCTGATAAACTTTATTCTCGCAATATTCGTTATGCTTATGATGAATTCTTAGGTTTACCTAAAGATGAATTAATAATGCAAGAGCTTGATAAGTTTACTGAATCTGAAGATAACATAAAGTTATATCGTCAGTCTGCACAAGACTTCGCTATGACTAAAGTAATGAAAGAACTTCGTGCTATTAATAGTGAATACGTTGATAACATGGAACTTCAACTTTATCATGAAATTAATCGAGATAACTTCCGTAGTAAAATTGCAACTACTAACGAAGAAGTACAACGTAAAGCTCAAGAGATTAAAGCTGATCAAGAACGTGCTGCTAAACTTCAATTAGATACTGCTAAGAATGCTATCAATGGATATATTGCTACTGCTACTGATGAACAATTAGCTGCTCTTAATAGAGTACTTAATAATCAAATGTCAGAAGAAGATGCTAATAATCCAGAGATAGTATCTCTTAGTAAAGCTGCTGATATTATTAAGAGTTCTAAGGATAAAGATAAACTTCTTAAAGATATTCAAAGTAATATTGCTAAAACTAATGCTCATAATGAACGAGTTCGTCTTGCTAAAGAACAAGCTGATAAAGCTAAGCAAGCAGCAAAACTACAATCTCCTTCTCTTACGGGGGAAGTACAAAATACTCCAACAGAAACTACTAATACTCCTCCTTTTGTTCAACCTGCTCCTGCTCCTAAAACAGAAGAAGAGAAACAACTTAAAGCCACTCTTGATAAAGTAGTCTCTACTGCTGCTACTTCTAATGCTGTAACTAATGCTAATATTGATACTTTTAATTATAAGATTTCAACTCCTTTTTCTAGTGTTGATTATATTAAAGGTAAGCCAGTTAAGGTATATTCTATATTAGTTGAGAAGAGTCGTTTTGGTAATGTTAGTATTAATGGTTATGATAAAGCTGGTAAGTTAATAGCAGACGTTACTATTGAAGAGCTTAATATAGCTATTGCTAATAATGAAATAGAAATAACTCCTAAGACAGAAGGAGAAGATGGAGTTCTTGAATCTGCTGTTCAAGATTTAGACCCTATGCGCCAACGTGTAGAAGAGATTAAACTTATTATTGATCTTTATAATAAGATTAATGGTAACACTATTGAAGGTAAAAACTTTACTAGTGTTAATGATATGATGGTTTATCTTCAACGTTTGAATCCTAATGCTATTAATCTTTATAATGATATGAAGATTATTGCTAATAGTCTTATTGCTGACGGTAAGATAATAAGTACTGATGTTGAGTATAAAACTCCTAATGAGATTGTTGCTGAATCTAAAAAAACACTTGATAAAGCAATTAGTGAAAAGAAGAAAGAAGATAATAGTGCTAGTTATTACTTCGATCTTATTAATCTTGAAGATAGCAAAGTATATACTCAAATCGGTAAGTTAAGAACTGGTAATACTGTTACTGTTGAATTAGATGCTAACGGACATATGTTTGTTAAGTCTAAAGGTCTTACTATTGGTGAACTTCCTTTTGTTAAATATGAAAATGGTCGTACTGTTGCTATTAATCAAGGTTGGACATATACTATTAGTAATAACGATATAGCATTCATTAGTAGACTTAAAGATATTGTTAATAGTAATGATGAATCTGCTAAAGAATTCCTTGCTACTCTTAGCAATATTCGTAGACTATTTAAAGTTCGTAACAATCCAGATATCGAAAGTACTTTCGGTCATCTACTTAATACTCTTCAAGAGAACGAATTATGGAAGGAACTTAATACTCGTTTTGGTAATGATGTTGATCTTCTTACTAAAGTTAAACATCTTAATAATATTATATTCTTTGATTATAATGTTTCATTAGCTAGTCCTTACTTTAGTAAAATAGTTTCTGATTCTCTTAATAACTGGATGAATAAGATTAAGAAGTCTTACTCTGATATTAATAATCTTCGTTCTTCTATTAGTAAGAATAAATCTAAGTCTAAACGATTAACTATTGGAAGTACTAGTAGCGGTAGTCTTATATATGCTAAAGATGGACGTGGTAATCCTAAGTATAGTAGTATTGCAGAAGTTACTACTGCTGATATGACTAATGGTTTTCAATTAGTTCGTGGTGGAGATGAATGTATTATTGATATCAAAACTGGTCAAAGAATTGAAGCTAGTGGAATTAAACGTGGTGTTGTTGGAGTAGTAGTTAAAGATTCAGAAGGTAGACTTATGACTGCTGCTACTAGAGAAAACACTATGGCTAATTCTCATACTAAAGAAACTGCTTATACTAAAGCATTTAATGAAGGTCTTGATTCTTTATTTACTCAACTTCTTAAAGCTACTCATGATAAGAACGTTCATCTTCATGATGCTTTGCTTAAAGAAATAGATAAATATATTGGTGCAGGTAAACCTTTATTTGGTTATCGTGTTCAAGGTAATGCTCTTATTCCTAATCTTGGAAGACAAGCTCCTACTATTTGGTTTAATATTAACCAAGACAATCCTAATGTTAAGTTTGTATATCCTGATGGTTCTACTTACAATTTATCTGCTTATCTACCTAATACTAGAACAAGACCAACTAATACAAATAATAACTTTGCGAAAGCTATGCAAGGTGTTTATTCTACTATTACTCGTAACGTAGTTAATTCTGCTGTTACTAATGAATCCGATATGTTTAGAATTGGTGAGAATGGAACACTTGAAGCTCGTATTCCTAACTTAGATAGAGATGTTTGGTTCGACACAGGTTATAATTCTTATAACGAGTTTGTTGCTAACGATGGTGTTGTGGTCACTGATTTAGGAGCTATTAAAGATAATAATGGTAACATTGTTAGTAACTTTAATTTTACTAACGACAGGTTTAACAAACGTATTACTTTGGTTGCTCCTGTTCGGAGTAAGACGGCGAAGCTCACGAAGACCACCCCCGTAAAGGAATCTTCTCCTGCTGAACTTCCTACTCCAACTGTTGTACCTTCTACTTCTATTAGTGGTACTATTACTGAAATAGCTACTAGTCTTACTAATGATGAAGCTCTTCTAGGTGTAGTATCTTCTTTAGAACAAGCAGGTCTTACTGTTAATCCTACTATCGAAACTAATGATAAACGTTTTGCTAGTATTGTTCCCGGTACTAATGAACTAGTTCTAACTTCTCAATGGCAAACATTAGATGCTACTCAGAAAGTTCTTAAAATAGTTCATGAAGGAGTTCATTTCTTACTTAATGATGAGCGAGCTAATATAGAACAATCATTTGGTGATCTATATGATAAGTTTGCTTCGTTTATTAAGTCTGATTCAGCTCTTGCAAATACTTATGGTAAATATCTTAAAGAAGGTTATCCTCGTGCAATTCAAATAGAAGAATTTGTAACCGAAGCTCTTACTAGTAGAGAACTTGCTAGACTTCTATCTACTATTAAGTATGATAGCAAAGGTGATCAACTAAGCGATAACTTGTTCACTAAGATAGTTGAAGCAATTGCTAATATTATTGGTAAGATCAATTCTAATCTTGATAATACTATGTTAGGAGAAATTCGTAATCGTTTATCTCAAATAGGGCAAGATGTAAATGGTGAAACACAAGTTGAAATAACTAGTATTGCTGATGAAGATATGGCTACTGGTATTCCAGACTTTGATGATTTTGATGGTCTTGATCTTCTAGATAGTGCGGTTATTGATAACTACGGACAAGTAGATAACTTCGATACGTATATTGCAGGTTTAACCGAACGACAAAAGGCTACTGTAACACGATTGTTTAACGAAGGTGCTCTTAGTTTCGTATGTGAGTAGTATTGCTACTATTGAGCGCAAAAGTCCCGTATAGAGTCTTAGAATGAGCCATTTCTAGCCTCTCTACGGGATTTTCATTTTACACTGATGAGAAGTAAAGGAAGCGTATATAAATCGCACAGAGGCAAGAAAAAGCGGCACAGCGGGCGTTTCGCTGCACTCGATCCACCTAATTTTCAAATATCTTAGTGCTGACTTTGATATTAGTCTTACTAGTGTTATATTTGAAGATATTGGTATTTAATTAACTAATTATATAATTGATATGAGTTGTGTTCCTAAAAATGAATTATTAAGTAAGATACTACCTCTTACTAATAATGATGTAAGACGTGCTACCGAATATCTTGCTACTATTGAAGATGCAGAATTTTCAAAGTGGTATAAAGATATTACTGGTAAAGAATTCGATGCTACTGAAATGACTACTTCTAATGTTAATGCAGTTATTGCTTTTAATAATAGAAACGTCATTAATACTCAAGATTATATTCAGAAGATTCGTACTAGTCGTACTGGATTATTCGGAGATGATGTTGCTAAAGAAGATCATGCTATTAATATTCTTAGTACTATGCTTATTAAAGCAGAAGGAGCTATTAATAAGAAAGTAGCAGAATCTAAGAAAAATAAAGAAGAAGAAAATAAAGAACGAACTACTGAATGGGTAAAGAAGTTACTTATTGGTCAGTTGCAAAGACATAAGAAAGCTAATGGTGCTAATCTTACTTCTGATCAAATAGCATTTATTGATACTGTTATAATTAATCTTTATGATGGTGGTAACTTCAATAATAACATTCTATTTGATTTAGTTATTAATTCTCCTGAAGTTATTTCTCTTAGTAAACAATTTGGTGTTGATGAAAATGAAGATATTGATATTGAAGCTGATTCTAATGAGAACACTGAACAAGATTCTAGAACTGATGTTGAAGTTCCTGAAATAACTAAAGCTGATTGGAGCGAACTATCTGATCAACGTAAGAATGTTGATAAGAACGTTAGTAAAGATGTTAAAGAATGGTTTGGTAAACTTAGTAAAACTAAAAGTAATTCTTTTGTTAATGGTAAGCCGGATGTAGATACTGATACTTATTCTGGTATTCCCGAATCAGTTCCTTTTGCAAATAGTTTTAAAGTTATCAATAACTATGCTAACTTTTCTAATGTTGAGTCTTTTGTTAATAGTCTACATGCAATTGCTGCAAGATTTAAAGATGCTTCTCATCTTGAGTATGCTGCTAAGCTTCTTGAAGATGAATCTAATGAATCTATGCGTAATAAGATATTTGTTCAACTTAAACAAACTATTTGGCAACGTAATGAAATGAGCGAACGTGACGGTAAGATAACCGTTAATATTAAGAATCGTAATACGTTTCCTAAACTAAATCTTCTTAATAAGATTCTTAATAGTTTTGATAAGTTTGTTTATACTCCTAGTATAGTAACTGAAGATTCTATTACTCTCTCTAATATTTCTAATCGAATCAATTCAATTAAAAATGTCTCTGATGAAACTATTAAAAACTCTGAGATACAACAGATATCTGAGGAGCTGTCTGCCATTATTAATAGATACAATTTTGGTATCACTCGCGAAGGCGTTCTTAATTATATCTCTGGGTATAGTGCTGATGCTATTAGTAACATCAATAGTATTATTTCTGACTTAGAAGAATTTATTAAAGTTGTAAGTAATGCTAGTGAAACTATTGCTCGTAATAATGCAGTTGAACGTGCTTGGTACAAAGAAGAATATAAGAAACAAAGTGTTAATCCCGATTATAAGATAGTTGATTTTGATAGATCTTCTCTTACTTCTATTGATGGTACTGCTAATAAGATTGCAGATAGAATTGCTAATCGTTTTAAAGATTATCAAATTGTAGAAAATGAATTCAACAGTATTAATGCTGAGAACAATCTTGTTAGTGATATACTAAAGAACAATTATATTGGTAGATTCTTTGAGCGTGTTAACAATAAAGATTATAATGATAATCCTACTGCTAATGAAGAATTCAAAGATTATCTACTTAAATTCTTAGATGTTCCTGCTTATCGTAATACTAATATTCTTATTGAACAGAAACTTAGTAATGGTCAAGTAATTCCTGGTTTTCTTCGTCTTACTGAAACTGGTTACGAACTTACTCCTTATTATAGAGAATTCGGTTCTGAATTATTCAATGGTATTCGTAATGAAGTAACTAATAAATCTAAGTCCTATAAAGACATTAATGCTCTTGAATGGGATATTGTTACTCTTAATGAATTTGCAAATGCAGGAGATTCATTTGAGATAACTAAAGGAGTTCGTCGTGCTAAATACTTTACTCAAACTCCTTCTGATGCTCCTAAGACTTTTGTATTCAATAGCTATAAACTTAGTATCGAAGGTCTTTCTCTTAACGGTAATGTTAATCGTAATCATGCTATTTATAAGTCTTTCTTAAACTTGTTTCAGAAAGAACTTAATGCTATGGCACAAGCTATTGACTATCTGTTTGTTACAAATGATGTTGATGGTATTGTTACTCTTGGAGATAAACTAGTTGTTAAAGATGAATTTAAAGACCTTCGTTCTAGTAATGCTAAACTAAATTATCATTATAAGAAAGGTAGTATTCTTAAAAATGGTAAACCTACTGGTAATGTCTTTCAATTTAGAAGTCTTCTTATTGATAAGAATGATAGTTCTGAATCTCGTAATCTAAACAGTGTATTCGGAGAAGATGGCTTGATGTCACTCCTTTACGGGGGAAGTGAAAGCAAGACTTTTATAAGACGTAATGAAAACAATGAACTAGAAATAGTTCTTGATAATGATACTCTTGCTAAAGTCTATAATTATATAGATGGTTATATTAAGTATAGAGTTCGCGAAGGAATTGCTCAATACGGAGATAAGAAACAATATGTTGATAGATATAAGAATGCTAGTGATCAAGAATTCAATAAGTTCATATCTGAGATGGTTCTTAATTATGAGATTCAATATGCCAATCTTAATGATATGTTCTTTGGAGATGAAGCATTCTATAAAGATTCTCGTGATACTATTAAACGTAATAAAGAATATCAAGCAGGCGGTCTTAGTTATGCTGCTTATAATCTTTATAATAAAGATTTCGTTCTTAATGATGGAATTAAAGTAGGTAACAAAACTATTCCTATTACTAGTACGTTTAAGTACATTACTCTTGAAGATGTTCAAAGTACTGGTTCTACTTTATCTGATATTAAGAAACAGCTTAAAGAAGCAGGTGTTTCTAAAGAAAGTGCTGCGTTTATTCTTAAACAATTTTCTAAAGATCGTAGTGAAGTTACTGATGCTCAATCATTTATTACTCTTGATGAATTTGTTCGTCGTATATATCTTCGTGGAGAATATGATAATTATAAAGATGTTATCGAAGCTCTTTATGATGAATCCAAACCTATTGAAGGTGCTATCTTAGAAGATATTAGTAAGTTCGTTCAAGTTCAAAAGAACTTCTATTATGATCTAGAAATAGAAGGAGGATTAGTTAATCCTATTCAAATTAAGAATGCAGAGTTTGTTCTTATTCCTAGATTCTTAGGTAATACTGAACTTGGTGCTCTTGCTAAGATGATGAATGATAATGGTATTTCTCAAGTTAATTTTACTACTACTGAGAAAGCTACTACTAGTAAGGTATTAAAGTTATGGGATTCAGAAGGTAACTTCCCCCGTAAGGAAGAAGAGTTAGCTAGCTTTAGTTCATCTCTTCAAACTCATTATAAGACTGGTTATTATTCTAACCTTTATACTCAACAAGATATTCCTCAACATATGGACGGTGAGAATAAAGCAGGTCTTCAAATTGTTAAGAAACTAATTGATAATATTAGTAATACTCCGGAAGGTCAAAGTCTTATTAAAGATTTCTTTGATTGTTTTACTGCTAATATTCAAGAAAGTTTTAATGATGCTGCTTCTCGTATTGGTGTTGAAATAAATAACAAAGGTGAAATAACTTACGATGGTGAAACAGTAGCTATTGACAATAATAAATTCATTGCACTTATTAAAGACGAACTTACTCGTAGAGGACTTGATAGTAATTATCGTAAATATGCTGAGATTAATCCAGAGACAGGTCTTCCTTATATGCCTGCTTGGAGTAACTTAGTTCGTTCTAAACTAGAAAGTATTGTTAATAGTATATTTACTAATAATATTACTCGTCAAACTCTTAAAGGATTCCATGCTAGTCAAGTTGCTAATATTGGTATGACTGAACTAGGAGAATCTCTTAAAGGTAAGATAGGAGAGTTTACTCAATCTAAGTTTGAAGAAAAACATGGTTATAGATTAGGTCGTAAACTTAATTTTCATAAAGATGGTTCTCAAATAATAGAAATACTTCTTCCTAAGTGGCAAGTAAAAGCATATAATACTTATGATGCAGAAGGTAATCTTGTTAAAGAAGTAACACTTGAAGATTTACAAAAAGCAGGACTTGATACTATGATTGGTTATCGTATTCCAACAGAAGGTAAGCAATCTATTGGTGTAATGAAAGTAGTAGGACTTCTTGATGAAACTCAAGGTTCTACTATTGTTGTTCCAGATGATTGGGTATTACAGACTGGTGCTGACTTTGATATTGATAGTATCTATGGTATTTATCATGCTGCTTATTTTGATAAAGAAGGCAAACCTCATAAAGTAGAATATATTGATGGCGATGATGAAATTAGTACTTATCGTAGATACATTGGTTATGTTAATTCTCTAATAGATAGAGAAACTCGTAAAGCTACTAGTTCTGAATTTACTAAAGAAGAATTTAAAGAAGCTCGTAAAGCTGCAAGAGAAACTGTTCGCAAAGCTAATGAAGAATATGATAAATTTTTAACTAACCAAGTTAGAGATTTAATAGCCGAAACAGATGAAACATGGGCAGAACTTCCAAGAGAAGTAAAAGATGATCTTACTATTACTTTTAAATCAAAAGAATTAAAGTTTGGTGAAAGAGTAGATGCTATTGTAAGTAAGATGGATTTTTATGAGAATGAATATAAGGACAATGAAGCTATTGCTAAATTTGCACAACAGTATCATAATATTCAATCTATTATTAATGAACAAAGAGAATTTTATCAGAATGTAAAGGATAATGCTGAACAATTAGCTACTGATTATGCTGATGAAACTCGTAGAGCTAGATTAGAAGAAACTATTAATGCTAGAGCAGAAATAGTAGGAGCTATGTCTCTTGAAGAATTTAGTAAACTAACAGTAGCTCAACAGAATACTCGTGATGCTCGTAACAATAAGATAGTAGATACATTTATTAATATAATGAATCTACCAGTATCTATTGGTGAGAACTTATCTTCTAGTAACTTTGAAGATATTAAAAATGCTAAGACTATTATCTTTGGTAATCTTAGTGAAGTTTATCGTAACATTAATTCTGTTATCGCTCAAAACTGGTATCGTGATGCTAATATGTCTGGTGCTCGTCTTAAAGCTATTTCAGTTAATCACGATAACTTTGTATCTATTAGTAATAAAGCTAAGACTACCATCGAAGGTTTATACGGTGGATTTAAGTTTACTTATAGTTATGCTGACGAAACAGAAGCTAAGAAGAAACTTACTATATTAAATAAACGATTTGGTAAGAAAAATGTTAAACGTGAAGGTAATACTATTACTATTAACCATAATATGTTAGGATGGAGTTACGATAATCTTAATATTGATGATCGTTTACTTACTCCTTATTCTTCTGAAACTACTGCTTTGATTCTCGATGGTGTTAAAGAAGGCGGTGTTCCTAACGTAGATTTATATACGTTTGATGTTTATAAGTCTATCGTTAACTGTGGTGTTAATTATGAAACTTCTATTCGATTTATTAATCAGCCTATTGTTACTGAATTAATAAATAGACAAAATGCTAATGATAACGTATTCGGAGAACAAGGTTTTAATCCTATTACTACTGTTCGTCGAGATTTATATATAGCAATAGCTAAAGCAAATGGAAGAACTGCTAAGAAAACAGATACTCTAGATAGTTTTAAAAAATATCTCGAATCAATTGGAATAGATGAGAATGAGTTTCTTCTAAAAGGAATGCCAGTTAAAGTATTAAAAAAATACTCTAATGATTCATTTAAGAATGGAATAGATAAAGTTGAAAACGTTGAAGATTTAATTACTCAACTTAAAGTTCTTAATGTATTTGAACATTATAAAAATATTGCTGATCAAGTCAATAGTAATATGAGAGTTATTACTAGTGATAAGTTTGGTGCTGGAAAATCAGTTAATGAAATTGATCAAATTCTTAAAAGAATTCGAGAAGTAAGAGATAAAAACTTTGATTCTGGTAAAATATCTACTAATCCTGTTCTTACTTCTGATTATGGAAGTTATCTAATAGATGCTATTTATCCTAGAACTTCATTTAGAAATATCAATGAAGTAAATAGTGATAAGTCAGAATCTGCATATCCTTCTTTATATTATCAACTTAAATATAGTTGTATAGCAACTAAGATGATTATTCAAGATAGTGGTATATTTAAAACTCAAACTCCTGCTTTTAAATCTCTTGTTAATGCATTTGATGTTAACTCATTAAAGACTATTCAGAGATTAGAAAGCTTCATTGTCAACTTAGGACAAGCTCGATCTACTTTTGTCAATACTAATCGTTTTATAACTAAGAGTACTAATGAGTTTATTCCTAGTTATAATCTTAATCTTCTTTCTAGTCAAGAAGATATTCGTTCAAGATTATATGGTTATGTTGATATCGTAGGTAAGTTTGATATTTCTGATTTATCAGAAGCTAACGTAGAAAGATTCATGAAATTATCACCTGCTAATAAAGTTGCTATTATGCAAAGTGTCACTTCTGATAATAATCTATTTAAGAATCTTAATGTTGAATATCGTGGTCGTCGTAATAGTAAAGATCAAATAACTATTATTGATAGTACTATATCTACCGAAACTCAATATCAAATGTTTCGTAATGCTTGGAATAGTGATAATCCATTTGTTAAACTAACAGCTATGGATTTAGTTCGTTATGGTATTGCAGTAGAAGGTTATTCTTTTAAAGGAGGTAGTGTTAGTAAGATTATTCCTGTTGAACTTCTTTATACAGAAGATAATGGAATTGATTCTAATAATGGATTATCTACTGGAACTGGAATTATATTAGATTCTGAGAAAGCTATTAATAATCTTATAAAGAATACAATTGAAGAAAGTAGTTCTTATGATGTATTAGATAGAGGACAAGCTATTGATGAATTAAAAGATATATTCTTTAGAAGTAATCCTAATCTTCCGGATGTTTATTCATTTGAAAACAAGAAGTATAAGAATTCTCCTAGAATTACTTTTAATCAATTAGGCGCAGCAACTATTAGTATTAAAGAAGCTAGACTTAGAAGAATAGTTACTGGTAGTGAAAAAGACCCTGTTACTAAAAGCTATATTAAAACTAATATGTATCAAAATACTAACGAATCTACTTTATTTAAAGTTATTAATCATGGTTCGATTGTTGATCTTATTCCTCTTAATAAGCTAGAAGACAATGAGATTGCTGATGTTAGTATTAATCCCGAAAACAATCGTTTTCTTCCTGTTGATGCTATTAATAAATCATTAGATTTTTATTATAATTCTATTCCTGCCATTACACAAGTAAGCAAAGGTATTAATAGTAAATCTCGTAAGTTCTTAATTATTCCTAGTATAACTAATGAAGGTTCTAATTTAGGAATAGCCGATGTTCTTAATGCAATAGTTTTGACTTCCCCCGTAAAGGAATCTTCCTATTTGTCTCCTGCTAATAAATATGTTATCTCTAGTTCTGATAATAAAACTATTATAGATACTATGAATCAACTAGAAGAAGCAGGAGTAAAAGACTACACTGTTGTTGTTCCTAATACTAACTTCGAGAATATTCGTGTTGCTATTTCTAATCGTAATAATGCAGATTTAGTTGCTGAACGCGAACGTATTGCTAATGCTAAGATAGAAGCTAACGAAGTTCAACTTAGAACTAAACGTAGTGATAATTCTGAATTGCCTTATTATACTCAACTTAAAACTAGTATTAATCAAACTCTATCAGATGTTAAGACTAATGGTATTGCATTTGTTCCTGTTCTTCAATCTGTAATAGATAATACGGGTTTACGTTCAGGAGGAATGTTCCGTTATAGTAAAGAAGGAACTAATTATGTAGTAACTAACTTAGGTAGAGTAACTTCTAAGAGTATTAGAACAACTCATGATTATCTTGTTAATAAAGAGATTAATGAAAATGGAATGCTTAAACTTGTTTATCCTAGACGAGTTGTACTTGAACAAGTTGTTAAGCAAAACCAATTGTTAGATAAGTTCTCTAATAATAATATACTTCGTGTTCAAACAGAAGAAGCATTCCAAAATGAAGACGTTCTTGAATCTGCTCTTATTGATAATGATAAAGAGATTAACGATTATATAGCTAAAGTAATTGAATCTATCGAACGTAATAATGCTAATGTTCAAGAAGATGCTCTTACTGATGCTTTTCGTTCTTTCAATACTCTTGATCTTAGAGCTAATAACGCTAGTAAACTTAACGATAATATGAGAGAGCAAGCTCTTAAAATTATCAATGGTTATACTAATCGTCGTATTGATGACTTCTTATTTGACGTTCATAATTTTGTTCGTATTGAAAACAAAGATGGAAAGATTCTTGAAAATATTAGTATTACTAACAAGAAATTGTTTGATATGATGTTGAAAGACGAAGCACTTCGTACTCGTTACGAAATGTTTCTCGATGATATTAATCGTTTCATTAGTGACTACTCTATAATTGAATCTCTTCAACCTTATAATATAGATGAAGCAATGGCTGTTGCTGAATCACAAGAAGAGATAGATGGAATGCGTAGAACTAATGAAGTATTGAAGCAACTTAAAGACAAGTTTACTCGTATTAGTGCTTTAGACAATACTCTTAAACGTAGCACTAAAATGTACTTCGATACTTATATTAGTAGTCTTACTAATGATCCTCGTATTAAATCAGGAATGTTAGAAATTACTGCTGCTATTGAAGATGAGAATTTCTTCCAGTATTATTTAGCCGATAGTCAAGAAACTCATATTCCTATTGTGCAAATAGTATTAAAGAAGATGATGCAAGAACTTCGTAAGGCTGAAATAGATGCTCGTGATAAGAAGATTGCATTTACTTCCGAAGTATCTAAGATTATAGAAGAAGCAAATAAAAATGGAGTTAATGTATCTCTTAATGATATATTAGATGAAAACGGAAACTTATTACTTCCTTATAATCAAACATTTTTAGATACTTTGCAAACTCTAAAAGATAATCTTAAACTTGCTCAGATTAAAGATGAAAACGGTCGTAATGGTATTGAATATAAGAAAGCTGCTGATGCTCTTGAAAAGTTCTTAATTGATAATGTAGAACGTCAATATGTTAAAGACATGTATCAAGACTACTTTGATTTAAATAAGATATTAGATAAGTATCCTAAGACTTATATTAAATTAAAGAAGTTAATGCAAGAAGAAGGAGAAATACTTAGTACTATGACCGATAATGATTATAGTACTCTTACTCCACAGAATGCTGCACGTCTTGAAGAAATTCTTTCTGAAATACAAGACATGCGATCTACTATTGATGAACTTGGTAATTATCGTGAAAACTATCATGAAGCTAATGCAGTTAATAACTATTTTGCTCGTAGGAAGCAGCTTAATACTAAATATAAAGAGACTAAGCCAAAACAAGCATTTGAAGAACGATATAAGCGAGCCATTGCTAATCTACAATATCCTAGTGATTCTGAGACTTATCGTGAAGCAGCTGCTTGGTTAGATGCTAATACTAATTATCGCCTTAGTCCCGAATTTATTCGAGAACTTAACGATATATATAAGCAAACTAAACGCGGTAATCCTATTACTGGATATATCTTAACTATGTCTAGAGGTAAATACGATAAGAATGGTATTATAGATGGTACTCGTTTTAATTCTACTCAAGTTGAGAATATTAAGAAGCACGAAGAACAAATGCTTTTAGCTGCTAAGAATCGTATAGCTGAAAAAGATCGTGAAGCCCAAGCTTGGATAAATGAACGTATTGAATGGCGTAATACTCCTTATTATGAAAACGAATATGTTAAAGCTAATCAATTAGGTAAAGAAGGTTTTGAGAAATGGTATAATGAGAATCATGTGTTTAATCCTCTTACTAATGAGTACGAACCGTTGATGATATGGAGACAACGAGTTGTTAAAGATGAAGCTCGTTATATGGAATATACTCCTAAGTCTAAATGGTTAGAAACTAAAGTAAGAAAACAATATCTTAATCCTAAGTTCGTTGATAATAAACTTCAACCTAGTACTGATCGTTATACTAATGATAAATATTATGCAATGAATAATTATCAGCAACAATTGTATTCTTCTGTAACTAACTTACTTGATGATTTAGTTAAAGACAAACGTAGTCGTGCTTATATCAATAAAGGTTATCTTCCTAATCAAGCAATTGAAAAAGAAGATAAAGGTTTTAAAGATTACTGGCAAGACTTTAAACGTAGTCACGGTTGGTATGACGCTCCTAATAAATCTGATATAGAACTTAATCTATATAAAAGATTTAGTAATGCTCCAATGCTTCACAGTCTTTCACAAGTTAAACTTCTACCTATTCGTGATAAACAAGAAGGTGAAACTAAAGAAGATTATATCAAATATGTAGAAGAAACATTAGCTGCTAATAGAGAACTTCATAGACAGAGAATGGAAGAAACTAAGGAAAGAAATAATCCTAATGTTCTTGAAAGACTTAATAGTTTTATAGATCAAATGTATCTATTTAATTCTCGTAATAATGCTTCTCGTCTAGCTAAGATTACTATTAATCAACTTCGTAATATGGATTTCATTAAACGTGCTCCTAATAACGAAGTATCTAATAATAGACTTCTTAGTCGTATTACAGGTAAAGAAGAACTTCGTACTTTTAAAAACGAGAACGCTAATATTACTAAACATTTTGAAAGTCAAGTTCGCAAACTTATATTTAATGAGTTTGAATTAGATGAAGGTACTCGTTCTAAAGTATCTCGTGTTCTTCGTAATATGGTATCTAGTAAGTTTATGATGTTGAATCTTACTGGTGGTATTGCTAACGTTCTTTATGGTAAGACACAGATTCAAATGGAAATGGCAGCCGGACAATACTTTAAATATAGTGATTTCCGTAAAGCTGAAAATGAGTATGCTTTATCTATTGGTAGTTATTTTGCAGATGCTTATAGTGAAACTACTAAAAGCGAAACTAATGCTATCATTAGACTATTCAATATTCTAGAATCTGATATGGCTACTGAAACTTATGGTAAAGGTAGTAATCCTCTAGGTAAACTAGAAGATCTATTGTTTATTCAACAAAGTGCTGGTGAACATTATATGCAGAATACTACTTTATTAGCAATGTTAAACTCTCATAGAGTTTCTGTTGATGAAAATGGTAAAGCTGCTGTAATATCTTATGAAACGTTTACTCAGAATCTTCGTGAAAACTCTTTAATTAAAGTTCTTAATGAAGTTAATCCCGATCTTGTTAATACTTATAATGAATATCGTAATAAGATTAAAGAATCGTTTGCTGTTAAAGAACAATTCAATAGATTCAAACAAGATATGATAACTAACTTCTTACGTACTCAATCTAAAGAAGTTCGAGATAAGTTTGTAGCACAATATAAAGAAGATAGTAAAGAACAACGTTCTAAATTTGACGAACTTCCTACTTTCCGTAGTCAACTTAAGTTAAGTAATGGAGTTGCAGTACTTAAAGAAGATAGTCCTCTTAGTAATGCCGATATTGCTGATTTCCGTAATAAAGTTCTAACTGTTAATCATCATATTCATGGCATCTATGATAAGATTGGTGCTAATACTCTTCAACAATCTTGGTGGGGAGCTTTGTTAATGCAGTTCCACAAACATCTTGTTCCGGGATTCCAAAAACGTTTTGGTTATCGTCTTGGACATTTTGATGGAGTTTATAATGAAACTCGTGAAACTATTAATAAAGGTAGTTATGTATCATTAGCAGAGTTTATAACTTTCCCCGTAAGGAAATACTATGAATTAAATAACTCCAATGAACTAGAAGCTGTTCGTACTCTTCAAGGACTTGCTAAAGGCTACGTTGACTTTTTTGGAAACTTTGTAACTTATTATAATATTCTTCCCGAATATGATAAAGCTAATCTTCGTAGATGTCTAGGAGAATGGATTGCTATCACTAAAGCAGTTGCTTTATTTGTAGTCGGTAAACTAATGCTAGATGATGACGATGAATCTACTCAGATTGCAGATTATGTTCTTTATAGTGCAGATAGACTTATGTCTGAAACTATTCAATATAATCCGTGGGGTATGATGAACGAAGGACAGAAACTATATAGCCAACCTGTTGCAGCATTTAGTATTGCTAATGACAATCTTAAACTTCTAGGTGCTTGTTGTTCTTATATATTCACTGGTGACGCTGATGATCTTCTATATCAATCCGGAACTTATTCGGGAGAGAATAAACTTAAAGTTAATCTACTAAAACAAGTTCCTGTTGTTAATCAGATTAGAAAACATGAACGTCTAGGTGCTAATAATAGTTATTATAAAGTACGTCAATCTCCGTTTAGTGGTCTTGGTCAATTCATTGCTAATAAGATTACTGGCGAAGAAGATTAATATAACAATACAACTCATGAAAAAGCCCGTATTGCTTGTGAAAGTAGTACGGGCTAAATTTATTCTTATAATTTTAGCTTTGTAAAGACAAAGAAAGATCACCTCCTATTTCAATATCTCTATTATCGACTAATACTTCTATATCATCGTTTAAACTCCATTTTCTTTTATTAAATTCAGATTCATATACATAATCAACTGAACTATCAGTTAAAGACTGACAAATAATAGTTTCTTTACGAGTATTATTACGAACTATCTTTAGTTTCATATAATCTGTTCCAAATATTCTCATAACTTCTTAGTATAAATTAATTCATTATTATCATTAAATCTAACATCATATTTATTACTAAAATCATTATATGCTTTCTCAAAATCAGCAACAGAACAATTAGTAATACATTTAGGATTTACTACATAAAGACTAGTACGAGATGTTTTAAATATAACTTCTTTTGTTAATAACTCTTCAATAGCTGTTGGTACACTTCTTATACTTAAAGAAGTTTCTTTTGCTATATTTAAATGCTTTAATTCAATTATATTATAATTATAATTAAGATTAAAACAAATATAGTAATAGACTTTACAACTAGCTTTACTAAGACTATATACTATTCTTTTATTAAATTCGTTTCTACGAATATTAGCAGCTGTTCCAAATGTTCTACCAACAACTTCAACAATAGTTCCATCTTTAGCTCTATTAGTGAAGAAAGTATCACTAGCAACAACTCTTACATTAGGAACAGTAAGAACAGGACGACCAATAAGACTTATTTCTTCCATACATTAAATTAAAAATATATTTACCACAAATATACATATTAATATGCAAACTTTACATAAAAATCATGCAAATTTTGCATAATATACTGAATGATTTTGCCGTTTTCTATGAAATTAGCTGTCATGTAACTACTTAATTATCAACGACTTGCATAAAATCCTTACATAATCAATAGAAAATGAATTCCTATAAAATATAATAATATATTCGATAATACCAAAACTATAATCAATAATTTTATAAACAATTTGTGCCACCCCCGTAAGAGAAGGAGTTAATAACTAGTTCCACTCCTTTACGGGGGTGGTCATAACATATCTCCATCTTATCAATAACTACTACTTCAACACTAGTATAAATAATTGATCCAAGTATAGTTTAAAAAAAATAAGGAGCACTATTTCTAGCACTCCTTACATATAATGTATAACAAATTGTTTATTACTTATTTACTACTGTATTGCGAACCTAGTTCGACTAGTCTCTTGTAAGGCTTATTATAAGCCTTAGCAACAGGAAGATTAGCAACTAATCGAATAGCTTTACGAATACTACTTCTCATAAATTTCTTTTCGTTCTTTTTCATTTGTCTAATAATTTATTTGGTTCAACATTTTGTCTACGAAGTCTATTTGCAAGAACATTGATGTATTTATGCATCCATATTAGCTGTGCTTTCATATCTTCTCGTTCTTCATTTTGAAGAGTTTCAAAGATAGGATTAGTATTAATGAAACTTGCAAGTTTATTAATACGATCATCAAGTTCTTTATACTCATCAATCATACGTTGAACATGAGAAGGATATTTATCTTTTTTAGATTCGGCATTAAGACCATACTTAGCCCATTGAAGAACAAATCCAAGATGTCCCCAAAGATTATTGACAACTTCTTCCATAGCATATTGTTTGCCAAGTTCTTCGCTATAATTCTTTGGATCAACACAAGAAGAATGACGAATTATATCAAAGCCAGTAAGAGTATGAGCATTAACAACAGTAGTCTTTTCACCAATTGTTATTACTTCTACATCGGTAATAAAGTTTTCAACATCTTCTTTAAGAACTTTAGTACCATCGTTATCTTTTGACAATTTATAATAAGCTGCATCAGCTATATCTTTTGGTGTCCAACTTTTATATCCATCCAGATAAGTAACTTCATAACCTAGTTCATTATCACCAAGACTTTCAAGTACTTTATAACCTTTTATACGAGCTTCACCACTAAACATTGGTTGAAGTTCAACCATTTTAATTCCAATTGCTTTCATTTAATCTAATTTTAGAGTTAATATTTCGCCGCATTCGGAACAAGTTTCAGTAACAGTATCACCTATTACTAATGTCAATTCTTTATCTTTTTTATCAACTATATTGATTTTAGATTGACAATTAGGACAATTGTAATAAAATACATTGTCTTTAATATGAATATTTGTTTCCATTATTTTAATTATTATTCTCCTGTACTTCCAAATCCACCTGCACCACGTTCAGTAGAACCAAGTTCTTCAAGAGTTTCAACTTCATCCCAAGTAATCTTTTCACGACGACGAACAAGAAGTTGACAAACACGATCACCTACTTTATAAGGACATGCTCTATCTTCAATAATTCGATCATACTCTTCTCTTGCTTTAATAAGAATATCGGTTGCTTCTATATTATTGCGAATAGTTTCTCCGAGACTTTGTCCAATAAGACCAAGAGATTTATAAAGATGATTAGAAGTACGATTCTTAAAGATAACAAGAAGTTCGCCTCTATATCCACAATCGAGAGTACCAGGAGCATTAGGTAAATAAACATCTGTTTTAGTATTACTACTACGAGGACGAAGTTCCATTTCGTATTCTTCGGGAAGAGCAAAATGAAGACCAGTATGGATAATAAATCTATCTTTTTCTTCGTCATGTTCTATACTCTTAGCATAGATATCGCAACAAGCATCACCTTCTTTACCATAAACAGGTAATGGAATAGACTTATCTTCGCGCCAAACTTTAACAGATACATTATCAATGTCTTGTTCTAGTTTCTCGAAGAGTTCATCTTGCGTTAATAAACCGGAGTTAAACTCAATAATAGCATTAGCTATTGCTTTACTTAATTTACTCATTACAATTATTATTTTTAAATTTATGATAAGGACAATCAGTTGGAGTACTAGGTTTTCTATAACAAGAAGTAATAATAGTATCGTTACTTCTTTCTAAGCATGTATAATGTTTATAGAAACAACCTTTTCTCTCTTTACTAAATGAACACAATTACCACAAGTTCTTACTTTCTTTTTATTCTTCATATCTCACCATTTATATATTTAATAAACATGATAATACTACATACAAACATTATTATATTAATAACTGGAACATAGTATAACAAGAATATAGTTAATAACATTAATAACGTTGTTTCACTAGGAGCTGTTCTTCTGCTACTAAATATAATAAATTGCATAATAGCTTCCAATGCTATGAATAACATCGGAAGCTGTATGAAGAACATTTGGCTAGTAATTCCAAACAGCATCAAGCGCATAATTAAGAGCTTTAACACCAGTATTGAAATCACCTTCAAATACAGTATTCTTTAAACGAATTTCTTCATTCTTATATTGCTTTACATTACTGAAATATCCAGTAACGGCATTGTAAGCACCGTAAGCAGTCCCAGCAATTTGACTTTGAGCAATACCTGAATGATAGTATTCATTAATGTCACAAAGAATACCAAGTTTTTGTTTACTAAGACCGACTTGTTCAAACGTTACGAAGTCTTTCTTGAATAACGGTTCATACAAGTTGTTCTCGTCTACAATCTCAAATTCCTCCCCCGTAAGGAAAGTCATTGATAGATACTTCTTAACATCAGCATCTGATACTTTAGTATTAAACATAACAGCATACATTTCCTTTTCTTCTTTAACACGTTTACCTGCAATACCAAGTATTTCTGGAACAGTTAGTATTTTAGCATTAACGCCTTGATTATGTCTAAATGATAAATACATATTAGCACTTAATCGAGCAGAATGTAGAGCATTCATACAAGCAACTCGAATAGGAGTTATCATCATTTGGACAGCAGAACCTCCATCATGACTATTAGTAAATACAAAGTAATGATCGATACTATCTTTGATATTACCAATTTGCATTTCTTGATTTATCTTAGCTGATAAGAATATCTTCTGACCATATCCAAAGTATCCAGCTCTATCTAGTTGAACATCTTTTCCAATAGCATCATTAAAGAAGTTAAAAGCTACTTCGTTTTGAACTACTTCGTAGCGACTTTTAACTTTCCCAAGAGGAATATTAATATCAGTACGATAAGTAGCGAATTCAGTAGGAATAGTAACGAATTCATATCCATTAACGATATTAGGAATAAGAGAATCGTCACGATTAACTCCATTAGGAAGAGCTTCCATCTGTGCAGCAATAGGACATTTAGCAACTATATAATTAAGTTTAGCTTTCTGAATAGCTTCGCTCATTGTAGTACAATCGGAAATATCTATTCCAATCTTTCCTCTCCACGGAATACCACCAGTCTTATATTTATAAGCAGTGTTTCTATAATCAAAGTTCATAATAAGTTATTTAATAAGTTATTTAATATATGTATTCTTTTATTGCTTCCATTGCTTGACGACGATTACAGCCATAAGTATCCATAATCTTTTCAATAAGTTCTTCAATCCAATCTTCTACTTCTAGCATAATACTTTATTTAATAGTTAAACTTGTTTTTGTTTCAATATCATAGATATGTAAGTTAGCATTCTTATCAAGATGTGTTTTAATAAGAGATGAAGTAACTTTGTGTACAGTATTTACTTTATGTGGATGTTCATTAATCCATTTAACGAGAGGAAGATTTTCTTCTTTAGCAAGATCGCTTAAAGAAATATTAATAGTAATTTCAGCAGGAATAGCAAGAAGATCATCTTTAGATACTTCGATACCTATTTCGTCTTTATCAAAACTTTGATTAGCAGCTTCCAAATCAGCAATCTTATATGCAGTTAATTGAGCAGAGATTACTTGAGCTAGAAACTCTAAATCAAGACTATCAAGAGTAGATACTTCGTCTAGATATTCGCCAATACAATAATAGAACTCTTTAATTATATCAGCAATAAAAAAATCTTTAGGACTATAACTATTAACGTTACGACTAAATAGTTTATAAGTAGGAGCTTCAATTACTTTGTTTCCAGACTTACTAGTAGTACCGAACATAAGAACTGCATCAAGAACTAAATTCTTAAGTTTTTCAACAGTATTGTTACGAGTCTTTTGAATCTGATTAACTCGATCTTTCTCAGCCTTACATTCGTTAACGTCATTACTATAACGTCTAATAACTTTTATGTAACTGTCTAGCTTCTCCTTTAAATGATCTTCTGAGATTTTTAGTTTCTCAATAAGTTCATCAGTTGGTTCACCTTCTTCAAGTTGCAAGATAATATCCTGCAACTCAGAACTAATTTCAAATAGATTATTACTCATCTTGTTTTGGTTTAAAAACGGTTTTGTTTTAGTAGAATAACAATAGAAACTATAGGACATTCCATAGTTCCCAAATGTTCACAATTAGAACATTTAGGAACTGCTTTTTTATCTTTTATTTTTAATAGTTTCTTTGCTAGTATCTTTAAATTTTCATTATAGTCTTCGTTAATTAATTTATTCTGTTCTTTAATAGCTTTCATAATAAGCTCGCGAGAATCCCAAAGACTTTCAGCACCAACACTTAGATAATAATGTTCAAGTACTTGTTCATTAGACATATTTTGAAAGTCTACAATATGAGGACAAGCTATCATAGCTTCATTAAATTTCCTAGTAACATCATTCAATAGATTATATAATTTACTACGAATAATTACATTATCTGTATTATTCTGTCTTATTCTAGCAATAAGAGCAGGAATTATTTCACCGTTTTGCGTTTCTATGAGTTTTCTTATTCTTATTACGTTTATGTCTCTTAGCAATTACTTTATGATTATTGCCTTTTTTAGTAGAACTTCCTTTATAATTATTATCATAAAGAGTACCTAATTCAAAAGCTTTATCATCAAGAAATATATTATAAGGATTATCAAACTTCATTTTTATCTAATGATTTAATATATTTAATAGCTTCATCACGAGAATCACACAGCTTATCTAATTCAGTACTACGCTTCCAACCATCTCCTTCATTAGTAATAACAGTGACACCATATTTACCTTTAAAGGTTATACCATTGATTATTTTATCATAACGTCCTCGCCAATTATCTTTTTCAGAACAACTTAATTCTACAATATGATTACCAACAGTATGATAACTATCAACAATAGGAGTAAAGAAATTATTTCCTTTAACTACCATTTAAAATATCTCAGCTTTTCCCATTTGATTTACTAATTAGTTCTTCAAGATAAGAATCAAGATATTCAATATACATAGATAATGTCTTGAGATTATTATATAAAAACATAGCTTTAATATAATTGTTTATATTACAACTAATATAATTCTTAACTTCTTTATATTTATCTTCAATAATTCTTCTATCTTCTTTTAAACTATCAATAGTATCAAATAGTATATGAAGTTGAGTTTTAACATCTTTGCCTTTAAGAGTATTAATAACAGTTTCAAGACTATAAGTATCTTTTTCTTCTATAGTTATATTTTATTTATAGCATTAACATTAACATAGTATTTACTTCCAGTTTGATTACGACACCATTCAAGATTAGACCAATGATTATTAGCACTATTACCATCTTTATATCTAACATATTTATATACATTAGGTTTAGGATTAGGAACAAATGCTTTAGCAACAAGAGTAGCTACGAATAGCTTAGAACTTACACCATTATTAAACAATGTAACATGTGGTCTTTCGCAACCTTTACCACGATACCATTTAAGAGGTCTTCCTCTATTAATAGAGAATACTTCTCCATCAGGAGCTACACTATAATTAGGAAAACCTTTTATTTCGGCATAGACTTTAACAGTTTGTACTTGTGACATTAGTAATAATTAGTTTTAGTATTGAGATAACGAGCACGTCTAGCAGCAGATACAAAATTGTATTTACGTCTACGACTTGCAATATGATTAAATAAATCTTCGAAAGCACTGAGATTAGGATTACGTTTTATCTTACCATCAAGATATTTATCAACGTATTTACTAAGATGTTCTCTACTAATAACAAGATAAATAGGACAAATAGGTTTGCCAAGATTGTTAGCAGGACGTCTAATTACAATATAATCTTTCCTATTCTGTTCCATGATTTAATGAATGTTTATACTAATATAATCAATAATTAGTTCAGCACATAGTAAAATCTTAATTATTTTATTTATGAATTGACGCAATTCTAGCCTCTCTGTTGAACGCAATGCGAAAATAATATAGTTGTTCAGCTTGCTATATAAAATCGCATAGAGGCGAAGGAATGGCGCTCTATGTGCGACTTCCCCCGTAAAGGAATGCAGATACTGAAAACTCGTGCTACTATTATCTGTAAGATTTTCGTTTGAGTTAGTATTTATTTCACTACTAATAACAGCACTTAATTCAATACCTACTTCTTACGAGGGTAAGCACACATCAAGAAAAAGCTCGATACTTGTTTCACAACAAATACCGAGCAGCAAACTTTAATTAAATCAACCCTTAAATAATAATTTCATAGACTTCTATCATGTCGTCTGATTCTTCGAGTTTAAATTCAACATTAACATCAGTTTTAATATTAAATTCATTAAATACTTCTGAGAAGTCAACTCTATAATAACCGAAATCAGAACGAGTAATTAGTCTACAAGCAGAATTTACTTTGTCTTTAACGAAAGCAATATAAACTATATTAAGATTAGATATTACATCTAGTTTCCTAAGATACATATAATACTTTCGAGTAGGTAATCTAATACCTTTAATAAAAAGCTGTCGTTTCTTAAAATCAATATAAGATTTAGAACGATCTAATTTAGAACTACTTATTACTTCATAATTGTATATCATATTAATAGTTATTACATTTCAATTCTAATCACATTAGCATGAGCAGGAACTTGTTTAACTCCCGATCTAGTACGATACTCAACAAAAGCAATCTTACCAATATAAGATTCACGATTACTAAGATACATTTTACGAATATCTGAAACACCTACTGGCATACATTCGAATGTCTCTTCATTAATATCGTTTTGAAGAATAAACTTAGAGAACTTCGGACGTTTAGCTCCTTCGGGAACAATATCAATAATCTTAAACTTTCCATCAAGAATTGGCTTACACTTAAACATTGCTGTATTGCGTTTACCAAATTGATAGAAAGAATTAGGATTACGAAGAATAATTCCTTCAAAACCGGCTTCAACAAATAGATTGCGATATTGAATAATTTGCTCATCATTACTGGTCTCATAGTTATTACAAAGAACAAAACGAGATTTGTTATTAAGATGATAACTAAGAAGAAGTTTAGGATGAGTATAATTAGGAACTTTATAACGACTAAAATGTTTATTAAGGAATTCTAATCTAGCATGTTGAGGCATATCTTCAATAGCTAAATCATAACACCAAAATTGAAGAAGTTGATTAAGAGGATTAGTAAGATTCTCTGCGGCACTAAGAACATTATTGAGTCCTTGATTTGGAATATACAATTCTCCATCAAGAACATAATCTTCGTCTAACATTTTCTGCAATACTTGCTTTGGCAACATTTGCAACAAATAAGTCTCTAAATTCGGACATTTATATTCAAGACCTTTTCTACTACGAAATCTTAGTTTCGGCTGAGAGAACATTCCGTCTTGTGTCATATAAGCAGAGACATTAGCACGAACACCATCTATTTTAGTTTGACCAAAGAATCTTTCTTCACGATCAAATTCATAGATTTTAGCAAGCTGAGGAAGAACAAAACCTTCATTAGTAGTATTATACTTAGGAAGATAAGTATCAAGATAAGAATATAATTGAACATTAATTATATTAGGAGTTTCATCTCTAACTTCTGATAATTCCATACCGCCTTCTCTACGTTTAGCGGCAACAATAGTTTTCCATTCTTTCTCAACTCCTCTAGGAGGAATATAATTACAAGTAGTTCCTTGCTTACCTACAATACCGAAATTAAGTTGTATCTTGCTTCCGATAACTTTAGCATTCCAAAAGATTGGTTGTCCTTTGGCATTACGCTTATAAAGAATAATTTCTTTAGTATCAATCATAATTCTTCAATTCTATATTTACCATTAAATTGATTAAACAAAGCAACAGCAGTTTCACGAGAAACATTAAGAGCAGTATTATCTTCTATCTTTATCAGACGAACAATATCACTATCTCCTTTCCTTACGGGGGTGGCACAAGAACGTTTACCTTCTCCCTTAGTACGTTTAAGTTTAACTGGCTTTGGCTTAGTTTTATCATATATAATAGGAGGATTAGTTACTTCATATTCAAGATTAGCTTCATGTACTTTTTGAAGCAATTTCTTATCATAACCAAGATAAACAAGAGCAGCCATATTATACTTATATCCAAAATGAATAGTTTGAAGATAACGATAATTAGGTAGATCAATCTCAGCAAGAAGTTCTTGCATATAATTAACTCTACCTTTACTATTAGCATTATGTTCAATCATACGGATATCGCTAGCATCTAGTTTATAACTGAAAGCATTACGACCGTCTAGCGCCATCTTTACTTAGTCTTACGATTAATATCTTCTTAGGTTTACCAATTCGAGAATGATAATACTGAAACGCTTTTATATAATCAGTTGTTTCTGTCCATTGAATAAAGTTTCCTTTAGATGTACAAGTATTATTCTTATAATCGAATCCTTTAGGAATACGATGACATTCATAGATTTCTTTATAAAGCAATTCTTTAATTGCTTGACAATCACTAGCATCGTTAAGATCAACTTCACCGTAAACTTTAATATCAGAAATGCTTATGATAATACCATCTGCAAGTTTAATACGAGTATTCGCATTATCATTTTCTTTAAGTTTACGTTTAATCTCATAAATAAAACGTTCCTCTACATCACTAAGAGGATACATATAAAGATAGCTGTAAATAGCTTCATTACAACCGTATCTATTTACAACTATCCTATCAAGAGTTTTTGATTTATTTAAATCTATAATAAGTTCTTCATCATTCATAATCGAATAATTTTTCGGTTTCTTCTATAAACCGATTAATTGTTTCCTTTGAATACTTCTCTATTAGTTCTGAAAAGTCTTTAGCATCGTAAATTCTAGGAATAAGAATAGGAATAATACCATAATCTTTTCTAAGACGACGAGCACCACGAACACCAGTTAAATCCATATCGAAGAAACTAATAATAATTCCATTATCATTAAGTTTAGATTGGAGATACTCATATTCAAATGGTTTAAGAACATAACTTTCAGAAGTAACATTAATAACTCCTATTAGGGTATCTGACAACCTCCCCCGTAAAGGAAAGGAATTCAGCCAATTATCTAAAGCAAGATTATCTTTGTATGACTTAGTAATAATGATTATATCATACTTAGGTTTATTAAGATTAAGAAGACCTACTAAGCCATTATGATTAGTAATGAACTTAACGTCTCCTTTAGTTCTATCTCGCAAAGGAAAATAACATTCGATATTATATATTCCTTTACTATCAAGACCAGTAATATAACCATAACAAGGATCATTACTACGATAGTTGTATTTTGGTTCGGGCTGACAAAATCTATTAATATACATTTGATCAACAGGAACAACAAAATGAGTATTTAGCCAATGCAAAGATATTCCCCATTTAGACCATATCTTCTTATCGTTTTCATTCCATTCTCTAATTACTAGTTCTATAACAGCTTTACTATTTTTAATACGAGTAATAGTTTCTTTAAGCAGTACTTCATTTTCTTCAACTACTTCACCGTTATATATAATATTACGGAAAGTATAAGCAATATGTTTGAGAACATAATAAAAATCTGCTTTAACACTTACATTGATTTGACGACCAGTAGTAAAACTTAGAACATACGCAACAACATCAAAACAATCACCCCAAAACATACCATTGAAATCACGAGCTTTAAGCTTATATTTATCATTATAGGCAAAACCAAACGTAGGATGATTATCAACACGTAAAGGAGAACAAATAAGAACATTGTTAACGACACAATCATTTATAACATCAATAGGTACATTTAAATACCTAGACATTATAAGTTCTTGACTTACTTTAGATAATATGAAATTAACTGATAAGTTATTCTTTATTCCTCTACGCATAGCAACTAGATGAAAAAGCCCAATAGAAGGATTAACTATTGGGCTTCATTATTAACGATTAAATAATTAGATTAGAACGGAAGATCATCTCCATTGTTATCACCATTGAATACTCCATCAAATTGAGAAGGAGCAGAAGGAGCAGCCATAGGAGCACCCGGCATCATAGGAGCACCGGGAATAATACCACCACCAACAGGAATATTACCAATAGACGGAGCACCTACCATGTTAGGTTTCTTACGAGTAACGTTTTCCATCGGAATAATAGATTCCCGAATTTCATCGAGTTTAACTCGTTTAGAAGGAATTACTTGTTTGTTTGCATCAAGGAAAGCTTCTTCAAAGATTCCTTCCTTAACATAAGTAGGGAATACAAGGTCTCCTTCAGTACTACTTCCATAAGCAGCCGGAACCCATTCACCGTTCTGTTTGTAATAGCGATACATTTTAGCCCAGAACAAACGAGGTTGACCTTTGTCATCAAGCAGAGCAGACTTACCGTCTTTACCACCTGTTTCAATCATGTTAACAATGTTCTCGAAAAGAACAGCCCAAGCCTTAATAACTTCATCTGTTTCAACCGGCTCATAAGCACCGTTTTCATCGAAATCTTCATAACCGAGTTCAAGAGCATCTTCTTCTGCTTCGGTAAGTTCACGACCTTTAAGAACGATAACATCAAGAACATGTTTGATCATTTGGAAATCATTCTCAATGAATCGGTATTTAGCACCACCGGGAATATTATCTGCATTAGACTCACGAGCAAAGATAGTGTGAGTATTATAACGCTTATCAGATTCTTTAGTGTGAGTAGAAGAGAATTCAATAACTAGCTGAGGAACAGCTTTACCAATAAAAGAAGGAGAACCTTTAGCTTCTTCGCCAAAAGTTACCCATTTCATAGAGACTTTCAAATGACCTAAGAATACGCCATTAACTCTAACATCTTTGTGAGAAAACTTCAAACGAGAAGTAGAACGAGTATCATTACTAATACCTCTACGACGTTTCTTAGGAGTTCCTGCATTAGCAGCTTGTTTAACACCAGTTTTTACTTCTTCAACAGTTTCTTTTTGAGTACTCATAAAATTAATTATTTAAAGATTAATAATAATACTACTAAGTTGTACAGGCTTAGCAGTATGTTGTCAAAAGTGTTCAAATATAATAAAAAGAAAAATTGCAAACAATAAAAAAGACTACTAAGTTTTTACACTTAGCAGTCTTTTTATAATGTAACGAGCGAATAGAATAAGTAGATTATTTCTTAACGTTCTTGCGAGTTGGTTCTTCGTCAGATTCAAAAGTGAACGGATAAGCAGTTACAACAGTAACACTTCCTTCACCTTCTTTACCGTTCTCAACTTCACATTCAATCGGTTCGTTAAGATTAACTTTGTAAACACGATTGTAATCTTCGGCAGCATCACCAAGATCTTCTTTCAGTTCGTTCCACATATTGATGTCGGAGAAACCAAGAGGTAAACCGATACCAGTAAGAGAAGAAGTAGAAGTTGCTTTAGCACCTGTGAAACCTTCTGTAACCGGATTATAATCTTCGATAGTAACTTCGTCAATATCCTTACCAACCGCCTGAGCAATAGCGGCTTTGTTCATGTCGAAAGATACCTGCTTCTGTTCGTCACTCATACGAACGCCAACCATTTTGCGTTTGCCGTCTTTCTCGTACATCGGAACACCTTTACAAATAGCGTAAGAACCGAATTCTTTGATAAGAGCTGCACGGGCTGCATCAGTACCAAGTTCAACACCGTTTTCTTCGCACCATGCAACGATTTCAGAATCACGTTCTGCAATAGCCATGTCAATAGACGGAATGTTACTGATAAACTGTACATAATCACCGGAAACAAGTCCCATAATACGGCTTACGATACCTGCAATAGTAAAACGAGCTTTAGTACTGTTAGCAACCAATGTCGGTTCATTGTTACTAGTTGCTATTCTTTTACCAGTCTGAATTGCTTTCATTCCAAATTGAAGTCCCATAATTTTAAAGTTTTAAAAGTTATATAATTAATTAATTATTGAGCATTACGCTCATTGGTTTTATCTTGTCTAATTTCAAATCTATAATCACTATTAGTAAGACATCTAACAGTAATTAAATCGGTATAACGTCCGCTTCTTCTAGCGGAATGTTATTCATAATCTTCGCCTCTGTCATTTCTTGACATCCAAGAAGAGCATCAGCAGCAATGTCTCTAGCACCATAAGTAAAAGCTCTATGTCCTATTAAGATTCGAGCATATTTACTATATGTATCTTTACCTAAAAGTCCAGCAGTAACAGCTTCACTGTAACTGAAATGACTAGTAGCTTCAATAACACGATTATCAATGACTCTAGTAAATTTATATTCGGTGACATAATCTACTGGGATATGAGCTATACGAAACACAGGAGTTTTGCCTTCTGCTTGAATCTTAGCAGCACTTTCAGCATTAACTGAAATACCAAAACTAGCATTCATTTGATACTCCTTATAAATGTTTCCTTTATAGTCTTGATAATATCTAACAGGATAAACACCTATACTATCGCCATCTTGTTCAGCAGTGTATTTAAGAGCTTCTTTCTTAGTGGTAAAACGCTTACAGTAATCGGGTATCTTTCCATCAATATAAACATTATTACCATCAGTACATTCATACTGAGCTATATAATCTTTTGTACACTCCCATGTTATAGCTGCCTTTAGTAACAATGCTTTGATTAGATGAACATCTATTACGGTTTTACCATTAATAGCACTAATATGTTCAATACTACTGGTAAAAGGTAAACCTAAGTCTTGTGCTCTACTAAATATAGCTAAACCATCAGCCATTGATTTAATACCGCACTTTTCACTTCCCATAATAGATTTAAGATACAGTTCAAGTTTTCCTCTTTCTTCGGGATTTAAAAGATTGAGATTATTAACAGTAGGACTAACTATTTCATTAGTTCTACTAGAAACTTGAACACTACGTTCTTTTTCTACTTCTTCCATTATTTCAAGGTTCGCTTTATTATTACATTACAAAGATAATACCTTTTGTTTGAATAACAATAGTATCACTTTAAAAATCAATAGCTATATCATCGTTTTCACAATCTTTAACTACTTCATAGTTCTTTCCTCCTTTCGTTTCATTAAGTTTCTTTTCTTCGATTGAATTCACAATATATATCTTATATACAATATTAGGTTCGGTACTAAAGGATAAGTTTGGTATCCGATACTTTATATCTCTTAGAGAGTAACACATCGGAGAAGTGAAAATAACAAGGTCTACGATAGCATTAAATGCAGTATCTATTGAGTTATTAGCCGATAGCACTCGTACACAGTCATCGTTGAACAATGTTAAATTTTGTGAACGCTGTGCTTTAGCCTGCATTATAATAGGCTGACCTATTTTCTTGCCACTCTTATAAACTTTAGGTTTACCAAATTTATCATAAGCTGGAATACCTTCCATATCATTGTGATAATTACCGCAATAGTCGTATTGAAGAAACTTGATATTAGTATCAAATATTTCTCCATTAGTAGGAACTGATTTACCAGTACATTCAACATTGCTATTGATGTAGTCAGTAATTTTACTAGCAAATTCTCCACGCATTGAGACTATAAGAATCTTTTTGCCTAGATTAGACTTAACGATCTCTAGTATCTTCTCTAGTTTAACAATGTTATCAGTAACAAGATTACGTCTTTCACGCATAATGTTATAAACTTGATTAACACGTTCACCAAGAGCAATTGGATTATAAAGATCATCAAGACGCTTAGCCATTATATCGGACATATCCATAACAGGACGCCAACCATTATATTCAGCAACAAGAGTACGACATGCCTCAGCAGATAAATTAAGTTCACGATTACCTACACGACATTCTTCTATCTTACTAAAATCACCGAATATATTAACACTATCATTAATGTAATTAGTACATTTATCATAATGTTCTTGATCAGGTTGACTAAGAGCACATCCGATTTGATATTCCTTTACGGGGGAGTTAATCGACTTACTCAACAAAGACGAATAGTTTAACGAATAAACTTTCGGAGCAAATTGATACATAAGAACAGCATTACTAGCAACTTTATCTATTTCATTAGTTAGAACTAATTTATATTTAAAACAACTAGCACCTTCATATCTTTCAATGATACCTTTGAATTTAGTAACATTAATAGTAATAAGAAGATCTTTCTTATTAATCCCTCGATAAGTAGACTTTTCAATATAATCTCTAGTGAATACATTAATATATTTCTCAGCAATTAGCTTCTTATAAGTTTCACTATTAGCAGAAGTATTTTCAATAGCATAAAGAATATTAGCTCGATCAGTTAGGTTTTCACATATTATCATAACCAATAGATTAGGTGATTTTACAATCATCTTATCTAAGATATGAACAGCAAGTTTAATAATATCTAATGGCTGCGTTAAAACAATACTTCCAACACCAGAAGCATTACGCCATTTATTAGCAGCTTCATTATATATTTCTTCTACATTATTTTTCATGGTAATTGTAGTTGCATTCGATAATATTCATATTTCGGTGTAATATAGAAAAACGAAACATTAAGAGGACTTTGAATAAGAATAGTATCTGAATCTATCATTTCAGTCCAACCATCATTTTTAGTAGAAGAACAAATAATAAAATTAAATCGTGTATTATAACCTACTATCATAACTTTCCAATCTTTATAGTAGTCAATCTCTTTACCAAGATTAAGACTACATATTTGTTCAATAGTTATCATAATAAATTTTTAGCAATAAGTTCAGTATGAGCCATATAAAAATAACTATAACTTAGAGGACTATGAACAAGAAGTATATCATCTTCATCAAAATGTCTCCAACCACCACATTCTGTAACAGAACAAATAAGAAGTTGTTTAAAAGAACTATAACCTACAATCATAGCTTCTGTTTCAAAAGGAACAATATAATCTTTATCAAATGTTTTAAAAGATTTACCAATATTCTTACGAGCAAATTCTTCAACAGTTAGTTTATTACTTTCCATAATTAATCAAATAATGTATTTCGCATTCCATAATATTTCTTCACTAAACGTTTACCTTTACCTTTATTATTACGTGATTGTTCAATAGGTTCAATAATAGCCATACATTCATTATAATAATATAGATAATTAATATTTAGTTCAGATATATCCTTATCTTCAACAAGATTACATACAGTAACTCGTTGACCAGCACAGAGAGAACTCTTTTTAAGTTTAGGTTGATTATTTTCATCCCAACCTAGTATTTCTACCTTCATGAGCGACCCCCCCGTAAGAGAAACGTAGAACCTAGTATTTCTTTGAACCTCTTCGACAACCATTTTATGATCAACAACATGAGTATATTCAATATAATACTTACGATTAACGTTTTGAGTGCGACAAAAATCAAGAATAGACTTACTATTACGAAGAGTTTCCATAACAGGAGTCCCATTAATGAAATACTCAGTTACAGCTTTAGCTACAATAGGAGAATTATAACCTTTAGATAAATCTTCTAGATACATCTTAGGATTCATTCTACCTTTAAACTTCTTCTTACCATCAGTTTTAACAGTTAGATAACTATTAACACCTTCAGTAATATATTTGCTATAACTAGTAAATTCAAGTTCAAGACCAAGATGTTTTTCCCACCAATGACAAATATTATCAGCAGTTTCTTCAAGACCTTTAGGAACAATAGTTACGATACCATCTGTATTAGCACTTATAACATGAATTCCGGCATCTTCTAGTCTTTCAATTAGCATTAATAGAAACAATTGTCCATTAATAGTAACTTTATACATTGCTTTCTTATCACAAAGAAATGATTTCTCACTACCCATTTTGCCAAAGATTCCAGCATTAGCTACAATCTTTAGACAAGCAGCAGCAGTAAAATGCTTAATTTGTAGAATAAGACTAAGACTTTTATCTTTTGCAAGATGCTTGTGTTCAGTTCTTTCATCAACAATAGTATCAGCAATACGAAACCATGCTTTAGGATTAAGGTGTTTCTGACATACTTTAAGACTACGAATAAGATTCGGATAATAACTAGTTACATCCCTATCAACAATAGTTTGTTTATCATCTGCAACATAAATAGCAGGTATTTCATTAGAATGCAAACCGCCAGTTGCGAGGGTGTAGGAAGTGCCTGCATAAGTGAATGTGCGCTCGAATTCGCCCTTTTCTCCCCTAAGGACAAGGGAACGTAAGGATTGAAGTAGATCGTTCAACTGCGGGCTTAAAAATTGAATCTTATCTGACAAGATTTCGGAAACTTCTATTTTTCTCCGGATAGTTTTAGTATCAATGAATCGTTTAGGATGAAGACCAGTAAACTTACTATATAGTTTAACAATAACTTTATCAGCAATTGTACTACGACTAGCAGAAAGAACGTTAATTTCATATTCCTTACTAATCATATATCTTAAACGAATCTCTTCTTGATTCATACGAACTAGCTCACAACAAATGAATACATCATTATCGTTATACTCTTCCATTTCCTTTTTCCAAGCAGGATGAAGATAACGTTCAAAAGAATTACGATATAATCTATTTAATTGTTCGATAGAAAGACCTCTATTTTCTGTTAGTCGATAGTAATAGTCAACATCAAGTTCACTAATAGGAGGCATATGATATTCAAGAAGATTATACCATTTAATATTAATAGAAGTTTGTTTTAAACTCTTATGAAAATGATCTAATCTAAAGATTTGGAAAAGATCTAAATCACGAAAGTTAAGACGATTCTTCATCAACATATTAGTAAAGTTATCTTGCCATAGAACATCATTATCTGAATTACGAATAATTCTTTGTGATGTATCATATAGAAACTCAATAAGTTTACTAGGTTTATTAAACTGATTATAATACATAAGAAGAGCACTTAACATAAGACGGTCATACTTATTATTATTATAACCAAAGTAATCAGCTTCGTATTGTAGCCAGTTTAATAAAGGATATAATTCTGAATCATCATCTTCAAAAATACTAAATCTATAACGTTTAACAGTAGCTAATCGGTTCTTGATTTCAGTAACAGATAACTTATCTATAAGAGGAATTGCTTCTTGTTTATCATCAACACAATCTTTAAATACTTCGAGATAATGATTTAAGTCAACGAAACAAACACCGAAGTAATTACGAGTAACTTCAATATCATAAGCAAGGGCTTTCATAAGTCTTTAATTATAAATTCTTTTAAGTTGTTATATGCGATAGCTTTAAAGATACTAGTAAATTTTGATATATAAGAATTTTTAAGAAGATCATAACGAATAACAAAAGGACTATAATTAACAAAGACATAATGACCTGTGCAATTACGATATACGTTATTAGTCGAATGAGGACGAACATTAATTAAAGAACAAGCATTACCTAGAAGAATAAGAATATTATATTTGTTATTAGTAACTTCTTCACGAAGATAGTTATAACATCTTGCTTTAGTCATAACATCAATAGGATGTTTAATACTAATAGGACATTTAACAAAACAAGTTATATAATAATCATCTAAGATATTTCTATCAAAGAGAGTATTATATAACTCGCTAATTTGTTTGAATGCTTTACTATTAATAATAGTTTTATCACTAACACCAAGATGAGGAAATACAATTATCTTATTACTTTGTTTATTACCTATTCCTTTTATATAATGGTTCTTCTCATTAATTACTTGATAAGCACAATCTTCACAATATCTACCACCCATAACATAAGAATAATCTGTTTTTACAACGACTACAAGCAGTATATAATCTACGAAGAGTATTATCAATATCACCATATGGACTACCGTTAGCCATAAAGACAATATCATTAATATCTACATAGACATCTTTGAAAGTACTACCTTGAGCTTTATGTGAAGTAATAGCGAAACCATAATCTAAATCACGATAGAATTTAATCTTACCATACTTATCAAGTATATTAGCAAGAAGAAGATTGCGTTCTTTAAATTCATAATATAGTTTCCAACGAGCACGACGAGAACTAGCAGGAGCAGATTTAGCAGCATCTATAAATTCATTACAAAGTTTATAATAAAGAAGAATATTTGCTCTATCATTATGATCTACAACAAACAAAGGTTTAGTAGATTCTCCACCATTAATCTTAACGAACTTAACAGTGAATCCTTTAATACCATCTTTATTTGTGAAGTTAGCAATGTTCTTAATTATATAATCTTCTGAATTAGTAATGACTGCTTCATTGAATTCATTTACAAGAGTAACATAAGACAATATCAAATCATTACGAGTAAGTGCCGCACGATCTGAATCTTGAATTATATTAGTTCTAATAAACTTATTCCAATCACTAACTGCTTTATTTGTATAAGCTACAAGACGACAAGTATCAACATTAGTTGTAAACTCTTCATTATTAAAACCATTAATAACTAATGATTGAAATTCATTTAAGCCACAAGTATAATAACCTTTTGATTCACTTAAATCGAATTTAAATCTATTAGCATTAATATATTCTAAGAACTTCCAAGTCTTATGTTGAATATCGTATCTAAGTAGCTTTAACAAATAACTAACAGAATTGTCTTCTTCTTGTCTAACAATTTGATTAAGTTCATAATATTTAATACCACGTAGACAAGGACTGATTGCTTCTTTAACAGGAGGAAGTTGAGAACTATCTCCCATATAGATAATCATACATCCGTTTTCTTTGCATTCTTTCTCAATATAAGTTTTAAGACTTCTACCAATCATAGATGCTTCATCAATAATATAAAGACGACTACAATAGGTTTAGCTGCTCCAACACATAAAGCTGC